ATATGCCTCGCGCAAGGCTTGAACAGTAAGGAACACGCCCTTGTTAGCACCCTTGATGTTAGGTGCTTCAAGCCACCCATCTACTTTGAGATTGTGGCCGATGTGAGTACTTCCGGCTATCTCCGCTTTGCCTCCAAGCGAGACATTGCGACCGACGGAAACGTCACCATCTATCTGTGTTGTTTTGATTGAACTCATATCTGTTTTACTTTAAGAATGTTTGCGCCAACTCGGAGACAGAGTTTCCTTTCTCCGTCTCTCCGCAGGTCAATAGTGTCAATCCTGCCGCTGTATAAACCACGGCATTGTAGCAACGCTCGCAAATATCCACACCATTGTCTTCGTCTATCTTCGGATATGGAATGTACATGGCACGGCTCACCTGCGCATTCTTGCTCTTGCACGAATAGAACTCCAGCACTCTGCCCTCGGGACGTATCGCTATGGCACAAACAGGACGCTGTGCCGTTCCACGAATACCCTTGAACCTGCTACGCTGCTTCTCATATTCGGGGTCGTCGGTGCTGATGGCTTGATACACGGCTTGCTCCCAATCGTCCATTTCAAACACGACAAGGCGCATGAAGTCCGGCGGCAACAACACCCAACCGCTTTCCAACTCGCGCCAATACACCGCGTCACCAAAGTTGTGTCCTCCCTCTAACAAATAGTTGGGAGCATCCATGTGGACACGCTGTATTGCTTCAAGTATCTTGGACTTGATGATTTCGTCAAGCGCAAGGGTGTCGATGTCACCACTCTCTATGAGTGCATCGCTCTCCATGTTTTGGTCGATGCAGATGCGAACATCCTGCATTATCTTGTCGATTTGAAATATCATGGCGAATGGGATTAGGCGGTGAACACAAATTCTACTCCACACTCCTTGCAAGCTGCTTCAAAAGCGGTCTTGGTGCGGAGACTGGTTGCTGTATAGTTCTTCTCGGCGAAATGCTCTTTGAGGTATTCAATAGCCTCGTTCTTGTCGGCTACCTTAATCTTGCCTCCGTCTGCATCATCGCCATCACCCTGCAACGTCTCGTCCTGTGTCTCGCCAGTAGGCTGCACTTCCTCGGCAGGGGTTTCCTCTGCTGGTGTAGTGGGTGTTACTGGTTCTTTCACAACAGGGGCAGGAGTTTCGGGAACTGGTGTCTCTGTTACAGGTGATTGTTCATCCTTTGCAGGCTTCTCGGCGGCTTTTGCTGCCATACGAGCCTTGCGTGCCTTGGTTGCGGCATCATCGGGAACTTCCATCGTTCCGAGTAGTTCGATGCGTCCACTCTTGAACTGCTTGCTGTTCTCAATCACGCTCTGAAAGAACGGATTGGAGGTTGAATACTTGGCAGGAGTTACACCGTAGGCTGTCAGTGCGCCACCAGTGAAGTGTACCGACACAGAACCTTTACCTGCCTTGATTTGCGTTGTCCAGTCCATCAGCCCGGACACGCCATAAGTCTTACGTATCATATCTGAAATTCTTTTTATTGTTATACATTGCTAAAATGAAAAGTGGCGAATGGCGTTGAGGCCATCCGCCACTAATGGATTTAATATCGTTCTGATGTTGGTTTAGTCACCTGCCTCAACGGTGCCGGTGAACTCCGTCCACGTCAACGTGCTGCCGTCAACGGTTGCTTTCCACATCGTGCCGTTCTGTGCTGTCTGATTTGCATTCAGAACGCAGTCAGCGGTGAAGTAGTAAACAGTGCCGTTGGTAACGTCTGTTGTTTTCGGGGTTTCTTCGCTATCCCAGATGCTGTAGGTGGTAGCACCGCTGTTGGCGGTATCACCCTCACCGTCAATCCAAATATGGCAAGAGCCTTTCAGACAGAGGGCATCCCATACTACCATACCCTTGCGAGTTGCCTCCTCACCATCAACGCGGTCAGAGAACTCATGCTGCGAAGAATAAGAGTAGTGAACAAGGCGGTCTTCACCAATCAGTGCGCCACTGTTAGACCAACCGAGGGTGTCAAGAGTAGGTTCACGCTTGATGTCGATGTCACCGAATACGGTGTGGATGCTGGTAACACTCCAGCCGATGGGGTTCTGCTTCGAAATAATCTGAATTTCGGGGTGCTTGGAGAAGTCGATGCACTGTATTTCCTCCAGCAGGTTCTTACCTGCAAGCAGGAGAGCAGTCTTAGGAACGTCCTCACCAGTGAAGAACAACTTGGCAAGGGCAATCAACTTCTCGATAGTCCACTTGCCAGTGTGCTGCAACTCGCGCTTGAACTGCCAGCGGATGCCCTCGGTGAAGTACACGAACTGCTGTCCGAGTTTAGGAACGTTCACGGTCAACTTACCTTTCTGACCTGCCCAAAGGGTGCGGTTTCCTGCACGCTTGAAGTTCAGAATGGCTTGCTCGGCAATCATTGCCTGTGTGAAGTGGAGGTGCTTCTTCTGTGCCTCGAAGTAGTCCGACACGATTTGGTTCATGCCGCGCTTCTGCAGGTACACAATAGAGGGCTGCGGAATGATGAGGTCGGGGTCAACCTCTTTCTGCGTCTCATACAGGGCATTGCCAAGAAGTTTAATCTTGGTGCCAGTAGGGATTGCAGGAGTGCTGCACTGTGCCGAAGCATTTGCTTTCGGACCATTGACAGCGCGGCAAACAGGATTGCCAGTCGCAGTGTCACGACCTGTAACAAAGAGCATAAGGTCTTTGCCTGGTGTTGTGGTGCTGCCGTCTGCTTCGTAACCATTCACGCCACACACAAGCAGTGTGTGATAGTCGCGAGGGATTTGCTGGTCGTTGCTCTCCAAGGGGAGAATGAACGAGTTTCCGTTTCCTGCGGTAACGGCTGCGTTCACAGTCAGCGTTGCACGCTGCTCGTCAATCATGTAATGCTCGACTTCGGGCGATGCGACCTTTACTTTCTTCGCTTTCAACATGAGCGACATCAGGGCGGTGTCCTCACTTTGGAAACGGAACAACTGTTCGTCGATGTCTGTCTCAACGAGGTTTCCGGGTGCGATGCCACCGCTTGCGTCTGCAAGGCCGCTCACGGTGGAACTCTGACCGGGTACTTGCGTCTGCAAGCCGGCACTTCCGGGTGTGGTGGGGATTGCTCCTCCAGCACTTACGTTTACATTTTCTGCCATTGCTTAAAAATTTTTAGAGGGTTGAAAAAATTTAATAACTTAGAAACTTACTTAGTATCTCGCTCTACGAACTTGCCGCGTCCGATACCTCCAGTTGCTGCTGACACGTTGCTGACTGTTGTTGCTTGACCAGCCAACTGCGTCTTCAAACCTGCACTACCTTTCGTCGGTTGTATCGGCGTGGCATCTACCACCTGTACGTTCTCCTTTATCATCGGGCTTCGTCTGCAAGGTCAAACATACTTTGCTTCGTGTTCTTGCGAGTAGGAGCGTTGTTGCTTCCTGCAAGGTTAGGAGTACCGTCACCTGTAGTAGGCTTGCGCAACTTCTCGTCAATCTTGGCGTTCCTACCTGCCACCGTTCCCTCGGTGCGTGCGTTCTGTACGTCTGCATCGTGGTTCACGGCTTTCAGTGCCATGTCTATGTCTTCCTCCGTGAATGTGCCACGGATAGCAGCATCGGCAACGTGATGAAGATAGTCCCAAGCGGCATCTATCATATCGTCGCTAATGCCACGCTCTTGCTTCATTCGCTCCAGCATCGGGAGGGTGACTTCTTTCATGTTCTTCTCATACTCCTCCTCCAACGACTTCTCTTTGGCAAGACGCTCAACATACTTCTTGTTGGCTTCTGCATACGCTTCCTGCTTGCTGGGGTCGTTCATGAGGTCGGTAATGCCGTCGATGCCAAGACGCTCTATCACGGCAAGCCAAGGGTCGTTACCCTTTGCCATGTCTGCAATGAACTGTGCAGCACGGTTGTCTTTCGACAGGAGGTCGGTCAGACGGCTCTCACGCTCTTTGTACTGACCAAGTTCGTTGTCGTACTGGTCGTAATCATCGTTGATTTGACCGAACAATGCCTCATCGTCCGCATAGTCGCGGTCGGGATATTTCTTTTTTAGTCGCTCGCCGAAGAGGTCTCTTTTACTCTTGGCAGGTGCGGTCGGGGTCTGATTTTCAGCCATGATGTTATTTTTTATATGATTTTACCTAATTTTCTTCGGCAAATTTACAAACATAGTCTCGCTGTTTTTTGTTATCTTTTGTGTCAGTATCTCGGAATTTATTTGTACCTTTATACCGCTATATCAGTGCTTTATAAACTAAAACTGTACGATAATGGGTTAAGATGAAGTATCATGGTTGTATCTTAGAGTTCACAGATGAACGAAATGACGAACTGATGAGAGCGTTCCGTGAAGCAATCAACAAACGGACGTTCATAGACATCACGGAAATATCGGAAGAAGTGGTGAACATGCCTTGCTCTCGCTTTTGGGTTTCTGAGGAGAGGGCTATGGTGGTGGTCGCTGCGCTTATCAAGGGAAAGCCTGTACTCGATGCTATGCGACCGACCAAACGAGAAATGTTCCAAGAGATATACAACCGCGTGCTGGCTCTGCAAAAACAATTTCCAAAAGCATCAATGTTTGAACTGGTGCTGAAAGCCGTCAACTCACCGGCACCAAAGTTCTACATGACACCTCGCAGTGCTATGGAAACAATATACAAGATAAAGAAAGGGTTCTATGAAAAACAGGAACGACGTTATAGCAGTGCTAACCTATTGTCGCTGCAGACACAGGAACTTGGACAAGACCTGCATTGATATTGTTTATTTTCTTCACTATACGAGGTAATTCCATTTCATGATAACATACTTGCATACCTATTGCGCGTGTCATTAGGCGGTCGTCGTGATAACCCTCCATAGCCTCAAACACATTGTTTTCAGTCTCAACGTATGTAAGATATTCGTCAAGGCACGCTTCTTCTCTCTCGATATACAAGCGTTCCCTTATCACAACTTTCAAATTATAAATCACTACTTTCTTCGTCAATGGGTTGGTGTGGTAGCCGTACTTCTTGGGCAGTCCTTGCCTAATGTCTTCTGCGCTCTGCTTGCGTGCATATAGTTGTCTGCCGTAAACCTCATGTATGAGCGTCAAGATATACTCTGCCTCGCCCTTGGTGTTGTTGGTTTCAAGTGTGTTGCTTTCTATCACCAGCAGGGCATTGTTATAATAGGCGGCTACCTGCGTGGCTTTCCATGCCAGTTTATCCATGTCGATGTGTCCGTGCCATTCTGCGGCGACAACAGGAGGCTCGCCGTCCATCATAAACAGGCGGTCTATTACAAGTATGTCTGCAAAGTCGGCATTCTTGGTGTGTCCCTTGCATACGTCAACTACTACTAAATATCTGTCTGTTACTTCTTCGGTGTCGCTTCTCTCTACATCATGCCACATGAACAGCCGTCCGTCTGCCTCTTTCTTGAAGCGAAGTCCCTCAATGGCTTTCTCTCCCTCATCGGCACTTCCGTATATCTCACCTATCCAGCGAGGTGCGCGACAAGCAGGTCTGAACTGCTCCACGTCCTCACTGCTGAAAACCTTGCGTCCCGAATAGGTAAATGCCTCGATGTCGTCAGATGGGTACTCCGATGCCATGTCGCCATGATTGGTGTACTTGCTACGCTCGGACACATACCAGTGGATGGCTTCAAGCGTTGCACCTTTCTCCCACAACCGCCAAAGGTATGTACCTGGTTCTTCACGGTCTGACTTGATTTCTTCATTCCGTCTGTTGGCAAATAGTTTCTTGGCAAACTCGTACTTATCCGCTTCATCCTCGAATGGCAGTTCATACTGTTCAATCTCAAACCATGCAACAAACATCGCCTCAAATTGCGATAGTCCTTTCTTCGCTGCCAAGTATTCTTTGTGGAAGAAGTTGCCAACGCCGTTTGGCGTTGACTCATACACTATCATGGTGTATGGACGTAGAAGAATACCAGAGCAAGCACTTCGCACAATGTCCTCCGGCTTCTTTCCGTCTGTCTCTTTCCACAAGGCAACCTCCGAAAGGTGAACAAGGTTATAGTCACCACCACGGCAGGAGTTCGGGCGTTCGGCAGTACCGATTTTGATTTTGCAGTTTCGTTGTGGTACTCTGAATATGTTGCCCGACTTGCCGACACCAACCATCTTCGGCTCGTTTGGTGCATAAGCATCACCAAGTTCATGCAGCATTTCAACCGGGTACGACTTTATCATGCGGTCGAACATGTCCTTGATTTCGTCGGAACCAGTACCTTGATGGGCAATGATGAGAGAGTTGAGACCAACTTCATGAACAAGTTGGAGCCATGCCATGTATATCTGAATAGCGGTTGAGCCTCCCCACTGTCTTGCTTTCAGCAGTATCAGTCGGATGGGCTTTCCTGCCTTGCGCATTTTCTCCAGCCGCTTTATCAACTTACGCTGCGGTCTGTTCAATCTGAAAAGAACGTCTGTTCCTCCACCCTTGCGCTTGATGTAGGCAAACATTGCTGCCCAAAATGGGTAGTCATGCTTTTGCCTTATCCTTATGAACTCCTCTACAACCTTGTCGCGTGCCTCATCGGTGACAGGCAACATCAGAGCATCGCGAATGAAAGCATCAACACTACCAGCCTTTGACAAGGACTTGACAAATGGCTCATCCATCATTTCCACTGGCAGGTACTGCGTGGGGATAGGATAATCAGAAACGGTAAAGGCAACACGCTGTCCGATGCTGCCCTCACCAGTTATAGGATTGAACGGCGCAAATACTATTGCGCGTCTGCGCTCGTTCTCCTGTAGTATCTTACTGATAGTAATGTCGATAGTTTCTTTCACAAAACAGAATTATTATGCTACCATACCCATAGTCCTTTGTAACAACTTCATTGTTTCGGGGTTCGCGCCTTGCTGTATCTGTTGCATAAGTTCGGGCGACAAGCCTTCCGGCACCTGTCCCTGCTCCAACTGCTCCTTTTGGCTCTTGATGTTCTGAAGCAATGCGTCGGCAAATGGGAAATTACCTGCTTGCAGCATCTGTTCAAGACTGATAGCCTGTTTCTCAAACAACTGCATGAGGAAATCATTTGCCATTGCTCGATATGCAGGTGTTGCTTGGCTCGGTACTACGCTGATGTCCATTTCTACATCGCGTATCTTCATCGGGTCGTAAACCACTTGCATACCTGCACGACCAGCAATGTTGAATGTCCGCTTTTGGTCGTAATACTGCTGAATGTTCTTCACGTCCTTATATGCAGCGTCACGCACAAACTCTTGGAAACTGTCAAGCAAGTCAAGCAATGAAGTGGTTGCGTTCTGTGTCTGCTGGTTGTAGAGTGCTGCACTCATGCCAGCGTACCCAGGCTTACCTTGCAATGCACCGTTGACACCGCTGATGTCCTCAAAGAACTTCAGCATCAAGTTCAACATTTCATGTATGCCGATGTTTGTAGAGTTGTTAGATACCTGCGTCGGCACTGCGCCTGTCTTGCTTGGCGTATAGACAACAACACCGTTGAACCTTGCCCATGTGTCTGCAAATTCTTCGGGCGACATGCCTTTAGGTATACACTCGTCAGGAATAAGCAACACTCCCTTTGCACTGGCTCTGATAACCCAGTCGTTAAGTGTGATAAGGCGGTTGGTGTAACGCTGCTGGTCTATCACGTCAGAGACAAATGAATGTATCTCACCGTCGATGAATGGGTATGCCTTGAACACGTAAGGATGGCTCTTGTGTTCGTAAGGCGTTTCACCCTCTGCCAAGATGTCACCAAGCGGACTGAGGAAGTAGTAGTACCAGTAACTATCCATGAACCACTCGGCTTTGATAAACGGTATTTCATTGTATGGAATACCATTGCGCTGTGCCTGTTCCATGCGCTTCATGTTCTCGGCTTGTACCATCGTGCTGTAATCCTCAATGTCTATCTTGAAGATGTCACCATTGTTGTAGTCATGGCAGCGGTATCTCGGTTTGCTCTCCTTGCGCCACACCTCAATGACACGGCATCGGCTTTCGTCTCGCGGTGTGAGGAAATCGGTGTTTATCCAGTCACGGCTATAGCCAAACTCCTCCCATGCGTGTATGCTTGCGCCTTTGTCTCGCGCCTGTCGGTAGATTTCTGCCAAACGCGCATAATCGTCGGGCGACTTGGCAAACTGCTCGCATACCTGCCCGAAACTGACATCGTGTATCTCACCAACAAAAGAACAGTCCCATGCACGGAAGTCGCGCATATTGTTGTCGATGAAGAAATTGTTTGGCTGCACATAGTCAGTCCAGCACTCCATCTTGTCATTGCGCCAGCCGTACCACTTACGATGTGCCACCATGCCGCTAATCAGATACTCCTCCATACTTCGGGCATAGAGTTCCGTCATGCGGTTCAACTGCATGTTGTATTGCAGCACGGTACTCATTGTTTCTGCCTGTTGCTGCTCGTCGCGGTCGCGTGCCGTGCAAGTAGGTTCGGTGGATTGGCTGCGGTACACACCAATCACGTTACGCACAAGCCTACGGATGAGGTTGGTCTTCAATGGTATATTCCCCTGCGAGAGGATATACTGCTCCTCTGTCATCTTCTTGCCGTCCACACATACCACGTCGCCCCACTGGTCGCCGTAGTTGTAACGCTTGTTACGCTCCCTGTCCTTGCGGAAGCGGTACATTGCATTGTAGTAGTTCTGCGCCTCGATAAGTATCTCCTGCGCACGCGCACGGTCACCATGACACTGCAACCGGCTACGCTTTACGCTGTCGGCTTCATCGTTCTCATTTGGAACGAGTACCTTGCTAAGCCTATGTAGTACGATTTCCATATCTGTTACTTTTGTTATGTGTCGGCAAAGTTAAACCCTGCCGACACTTTTTCTCTGTTATCTATTGGGTTGCTGCATTGGGATATACTTCTGTGTGAAGCCCTGCATCACTGTACCAAGACTATTCATTGCGTCGGCGCGTGTAGAAGCATCGGGGGCTTCAAGCACTTTCACCATAGCCGATTTATAGTCAAGGACTGCCTGTCTGCACAATGCAGCTTCATCGGGTGTCTTGGCTCCAAGATAGAACTTCACTATCTTATTGAAATTGCCATCCATCTGCTTGAACATCTGATAAGTTGCAAAGGCGTTGGGGTCGCTCTGTGCTTCTGCCATCAGTTGTGCTGCCTCCACATAATCGGTCTTCGCCATTTTCTTGGCTTCTTTCACCTTGGCATCAACACCCTTATACACTTCCTCGTATTGCAGGTAGGCTTCGTTCACTTTGTCATCGCCCATCTGCTCGGTGCGTTCTTTGATGGTCTTGTTTGCCTTGTCGGTAAACTTCTTGATGCGCTCCTCGTCACCCCATGACCAAGGAGAGAAGAAACGACCACGCTTCACCTTGAACTGGGCATAACGCTCTGCAAGTTGTGCAGGGGTGTACTTGCTCACTTCGTCACCGCTCAAACCAACCTCGTCGAAATACATCTTGTCGATTTGGCTCTGCGGTACTTGCAAGATGCGAGAAATACAGATGATTGCCTCGTGTGCCAGTGTTGGGTCGTCACCACAAGCGTCCATGATAGACAGGGCTACGTCGGTAATGCTCTGTGGGTTCACACCGAGACCTGCTTGAACAATGAGGTTAATCATGTCATTCAGTGCCTCTGTGTGCTGACCATTGCCCAATTTTTGGAACGCTGCCATGATGTCGCTTGTCAGCGGCATGTCCTTACTCAGATAGGCAGGGTTACCCTCACCAGTAAGCATCATCTGTCCTGCTTGGCTCATAAGGTCGCCACCTGTCAGACCCTCGACACTGCCAAATGTGGTATGCGCCCAAACATCATCCCACATCTTCTGCTTCTCGTCTTCATCATCGCCGAACAGCAGGTATGGCAGATATGCACCCAAGTTCCATGCAAGCTGCATAATGTAGCCGAATGTGGCAACGCGCAGGGTATCTTTCAGCAACTGCCGTCTGAACTTGCGCTTGGCAACCTGCTCCTCACGTTGCCAATCAGCGTCTGACCAATTACCGTCTGTTTGTGGCTCAATACCCTTGTCACGCAACAGCTGCTTTGTCATAAACTCGATGCTTCCTGCTCGCCCTCCCGGTGTGAGATTGTGCTTGAAGTTACGGAGTGCATCATGCAACTGTCGCTGATAAGACATAGAGGCATTGCGGAACACTGTGAACAACACGGACAACCAAGACCTATCAACCTGCATCGTCGAGGTAAATGCACCCTCGCTTGACTGCTGGGTCTGATTGTAAAGCACCTCTGCATCCTGCACGGCTTTCTTCTCTGCGTCGGCTTCGCTGTAACCATCACGCAGGTATTGGGCAAGGCGTGTCTGATACATCGAATGTGCGCCGATGCTGACAGTAAGAGCATCGACAAAAGCATTAGGAGACATACCTGCACGGCTTGCAAGTTGCATGAGGCGTGTGCGCCACATCTTCCAGTCCATATCTGATTTCAACAGGCGTGGGTCGCCACTCATACGGCTACGCCAACGCTCGCTGAAGATTGGCAGATGCTCCATGCTCCACTTCCATGCTCCAGCAGGGTTGGCAATGTTCCTCAACAAGTAGTCGGTTCTTGCTTCGGGTATGTATGCCGGCATGGAAAGGAACTGCTTTAAGGCTGTAAACATTCTGAACGACACCTTTGCTGCCGTTACACCCTTGGCGAAGTTCACTGCGGCTTCATCCAACTTGGTACGCGGCGGTCTGTAGGTTCCTGCTGCCATTTGGCAAACGTCGTTAAATTTCTTCCACAACTCTTTACCACTGCCGTAGATGGTAGTCATGTTCTGAACTTGGTTACGGAAACGCTTGTAGGTGCGCAGCGTGTTGATGTCGCGGTTAAACTCTGCAAAGGCGTTCCAGTGTTCCATCTGTGCCACATGGTCAAGTATCACGCTCAATGCGTCTGCACCTGTAATGTCAAGGGCAAGGGCATTGCGTCTGCGCTTGATAATGCTGCCAGTAGCGGTGCTGATGCCGTCACTCTTGTCGGGATTGTCAAGGTCTTCGGGCTTATCGGCACGGGCATTGGCAAGTATCTTCAATGGGAAGTAATGCTCAATAGCGGCCATGGAAGCACCGAACATTCGCTTGTGCGTCTCGTTGTACTCGTTGCGCGTCTGCACAAGGAACTCGTCTTGCAGCCAGTCGGCAAGTTCTATCAATCGTGGGTCAAGCACTTCTTCGATGTCTGCCACATTCTCCTCGGTGATACCCATCTTGCGCAACTTCATACGTCCGTCAAGCATCTTGTTCACAATGTAGATATACATGAGGTTGCCTTGCGTCAGTTCGCGCTCCTGCATTTCACCACCGTTCCAAAACGACACTGTGCCTTTTGGCAGTTTGCCGACACTACGGATAAGGTCGCCCCACGTCTTCACCTTGCCACCGAACAACTCTGCTGCTTTGGCATCAAGGATGGCGTATTTGTCGCGCACACCGTTTATTTCTTGCTGACGTGCATCAATCCAGCCTCTCATGAAGCGGTTATACAGGTAGCCCTCGCCGTTGGCACTCTTGCCTCCGAACATTCTCAACATCTGGTCAAAGGTGGCGAGAGGAGCAAACAGGAACGATACAAATGAGTTGTTGACGAACTTGTCAGCAAATGTCGGCTTATAATGTTCGTCGCTCGGTCTGCCCTCCATGTCGCTGTTGGCATTGTGCTGTATCTCGCGGATGCGCTGTTTCTCGGCTTCCTTGAAGTCCTTGGCGTTGGCAATGCTCTCGCGGAGGCTGTCAGACAACCTGCCTACAAGGTCGAAGTAACTCTGCGCTCTCTCAATCTTGTTCTGACGGATAGCCTCTTGCAGACTGGCAATGTACTGGCGGTAACTGTCGGTGGCACGGTCGCGCTCGCTGGCATCGTCATGTGCCTGTTTGATTTCCTCACGCAGTTTGCGCTCCTCTACCTTGCTGTCCTTGATGTTCTCGGCATACTCCAGTGCAAGTTGCAGTCCTGTGTACTCCAATGCTGCTTCATCGGCTACTGCCACATCGCTGCTGCCCATACGCTGCTGTGCCTCGCTGATGGCTTCCTCGATGTCGGTCTTCTCCCATCCGCGTGTCTTCTTAAACACTTTCATGGTGTGCGCTCCGGCTGGGTCGAGTTGACCTTGCACCTCAACACCTCTTGCATCTACTTTGCTGCCTCTGATGGCTTCAAGTTCGTGCAGGGTGTCCTCGGCGTGCTTCAACTGATTGTCCACCATGATGTCCATCACCTTTTGCACATCACCCTCGATGTCATTGTGTCCTACGCTGTTCTTTACGGCTGCAAGCAAGCGTTTCACTTCCTGCTGAGTCAGTCCGTTCAGATAGCCGTTATTCATCAGCACACGCGCAAGGTCGGCGACACGTTTCACGGTGGTCATGTCAAAGGTACGCTGGAGGCTCATTGCCTTGCGCAAGTCGGAGAGGTTGCCACCGATGGCACGCATTGCATCATTGCGCAACGTCTTGTTGTCACGATGATTGTTAGCCAGTCGGGTTGCTGCTGCCGTGATACGCTCCTGCAAACCTAAACTTTGGTCGTTCCAAATGTCTTCCGTCTCGTCCGGGTCACGGAACAAATCGGTACTTTCGTCGGCAATTTTGCTCTCATCAAGAATTTTTTTGCCACTATCGTATGACTTTTCAAGATTATTTAGTAACTTTACACCGCTCACGAATACATCAGAAACGTTTGAGCGACCATTAGGAGTGTTGGATTGTTCATCCAGCACTTCTATTTTTGTAACCTCGTAGGTATAGTGCCCATTCGCTTTCTGTGGGTTCTCGTATTCTTTCATCGTGGTCTTTACACGATATATTTCATCACCTATCCTTACTGCGGCAGCGAAACGGTGCATTAGGATACCTTTATTAAATCCATTGTCCCACTTACGTTCACCATCTTTTTTCTTAATGTCGGGGTGTTCTTCAATCTCAATACTCTCATTGATAACCTTATCCAACTTATCCATGACAGCCGCATGAACACCGATATTATCACTGTCACTTGCATGATTTGCAGCCTCTGTCAAAGACTTCGGACTAATTACATAGTCAAAAGTTGCTCCAAGGTTGTCATAATGCAATGATTTCAATTCACGTTTTTTCCCGTCACCAAACGAAGAGTATCTATCAATAGCGGCATCACGTGCTTGTGTTAGAACATCTCGACCTTGATATTGGTGACGAGGAACTTCAACGACTTTGAATTTCGCGCCATTAAGACCAGGCATAACCGTTCCTCTGTTTTCAACGGCTCGTCTCTGACGCGCCTTGAAAGTCTCGGGAGCATCACCCATGTTGTAACGCGCCTCATCAGTCAACCCAAGTTCCTCACGCTTCACGATGTCACGCGCAAGGTCAATTGGGTGTTCCTTGCCACGCTCCAAACGCTCCTTGCTGCGCCACAAGATGTAACGCAGTTCGTTGTCGCCAAGTTCAAACCACTTTGGCAACTTCAACGATCCAAGGAACTTGTCAAGCAATCTGCGGACGGTGGCTTTGATTTTCTGCCATAAGGTACGCTCGCCCTCGCTGAACTCCTCAAACGGTTTCTCTGCCATGCGTCCAAACAACTCGTCAACAGCGGTGCGTCTGTGCTGCTCGTAACTCTTGGCACGCTTTCCGTTCTTGGTCGTATCGTCGATAAAGGCACGACCTGCAGCATCATCAACGCCTTTTTTCAAGTCGTCGCGCAAATGCTGATAGGTCTCGTCAAGGAACTCGTCATAGTTTTCTTCACCGACAAGTTCACGCAAACCCTTATGGGCAATAGTCTCATGCCCGACACTGGCTTTCACATCGTCAATGTTTTTGTTGTTGTCAAGAACGATGTTCACCTGTCCTGTGGCTGTGTCATACCAGCCTTTGGACTTGCGCCTACGCTCTTGCACCGCTGCATTGGGGTGTGTGATTTCGTTCACGTCCTCAATGATATTGATGTCCGTATGCAACTTCTCACCCATCTGCTGAACGGCACTGCGCATCATGTCGCGGTCTTCCTGCATGGTACGCTTCACCTTGGCGTTAAGTGCTTCCACCTGTTTGTCAGTGATGGCACCAGCCTGTCGCTGTTGAGGCTCACGACCTGCGGCTTCTACCATTGCATCAACCTCACTCGGTTTAAGAATGCGGTTTACTTTCATGGCACCAGTGATAACCCAAGGGTCTGTGTTCGGGTCGGGATTGGTGCGATACCTGTATGAGCCGTTTTCGGGCAGTCGTGGCAGACCTGCAAGCGAGTGTTGGAACTTTCCGCTTGCGTTCATGCCGTAACTCATGGCTTCCTCTTGGTAGTCCACATCGTTCGCATACTCCACCTCTGCCCACACAAAGTTTGCAGGGAACAACTCGCGCTGTCCTGTTTCGGGGTTCATGCGGTTGAACTGGAGTGCATAAGGTATCTCGCCCAAGTGCCAACCGGGACGGTATGCCAACTTGCCGCTACCTCCCTGTGTTCCCTTGCCACCTGCCTTAACCTGCTGGCGACCTGTCTTTGTAACACCTGCAACTGGGGCGGCATCTGCATCAAGCCATACACCCACTGGGGTAGCCTCACCGTTCGGGTTTGCTACCATAGGAGGATAAAGTTTGCCATCTTTCAACACAAACACCTTATAGCCGATACCTGTCTTTGTAGGTGGCTCGTCCTCGCGGATGCGGTACTTTGCGGTGTCCTCTGTTACATCGTCGCTGTCTTCGTCAGAAAGTTGTACGCCCTTTGCAGCTTCAACAGAAGCATCCATTTCGGCATACTTGGCTTCTTTCTCTGCCATTTCCGCTTTCATCAGTTCCTCATACTCGGCAAGTTTCTCTTTGGCTTGCTTCAACTCGTCGGCATACTCAAACGGTTTGCCGTCACGCGCCTCCACTTGCTGCAACTCACCTTTGTATCTTTCTGCGGCTCTATCGGCATACTCTGCCTTTTCGCGGAAATCATCACCGCTCAACACGTTTTCGAGAATGTCCTCCAGCGCAGACTTCAAACGCTGACCATCTACTGGCACGTCTTCAAGTCCGAGTTCGGGGCAGGAATATGTCATTTGAGTTTTAGAGAAGAACGACAATGAGAGTTGTCCTTTCTCCTGCTTCTGCTCTTTACTGATAACACGATGGATATGGAAGTCAAAGCCTCCGACACTAACAGTAAGGTCGCTCTTGGCTTCGGATTTATAACCCGATGCTGTACGCACCTGCTCCTGCTGCTCGCGCTGCTTACTGTTGTAATCTTTTAGATAATCAGTCATTGCGTCGAGTGACGGGAACTTCATTTTGCCAATGGTGATGCCATCGTTCTTTGCAGCCTCAACTCTTGCAAGGGCTTCTTTGTTGCGCTTTGCTCGTTCCTCACTATCCTTAATGAGTGCTTTCAGACGTGGCTTCTGATTGTGAACGTATGTTTGGTCGGCTTCCCACTGTTTCTTGCGTGCCTCCAACTTCTTCACTTCTTTCTCCACTTGGTTTTTCAGCAGAGCGTACTGGCTACCCGACAACTGAGCCGTGATGTCGCCGAACAGGTCTTGTTCCTCCTCCAGCACACGGTTCTCCATTGAGTTGCTCATCATCTTCTTGCCCTCCATGATGCTGTCGGCTATCGCTCCCTTGGTCTTCAAACGTTGGTAAGCGGTAACGTCGAGGCTATCTTCTACACCGAAACGCAGTACACGAACAGGTATTCCCCATTCGTTATGCAGGTTGCCTTGGCGCAAAATACGTCCATTGCGCTGAGTGTAGTCCATTGGGCGGTTAGGCGCGTCAACATGGATGAGGGTGTGCAGACGCTCTTGGATGTTCACACCAGTGCCAAGCGTAAAGGTGCTGCCCATGATAACACGGACTTCACCACGGTTCACCTTATCGAAGATTTCAAGTTTCTTCTTGATGCTCATGCCGGACTTCATCACAACAACTTGGGCTTCGGGTACACCTGCATCAATGAGTTTCTTGCGAATGTCCTCATAAAGGTTAAAGCCTGTCGCTTTGTTCTGATAGTTGTCCGCGAAGATGGCAACAGTGCCGTTATATTCCTTGGTGTCTTCAAGACTGCGAAGTGTCTGACGCACGGCTTCATTGGTCTTGCTGTTCGGCTCGTCTGCTGCATCTTCAAGTACAAGACGTGCATCAACGGCCGCTGCTTTGGCAATACCATACATGACAAGAGGAATGTGGCTGTTCTCTTTCTTCTCCTTGCCACTCATCTTCTCGTAATCGTCGAGTTGGTCTTTCACGAACTTCATCACACCACGCAGGGCTTTCGTCTGTGGCAAATAGATGTCCTGTGCCTTTTCACCGTCCATCTTTGGTATCTTGTCACTCACGCCTCCAGCCTCACGTGTCAGCACGGTGTCGGCGACACCTGCCCATATACGCACAAGTTCGGGGAGGTTTACATAACCTGCAAAGCGGTTGTTCTCCTTATACTTGCCGTTGGTGGAAAATTCCAGCATCTGTTGGATATTGCCGAAGTTGCGCACGAAGTCGTCGAAATAATAGATGCCATACTCGCGCATGGTGTCGGCTGGCATGAGATAGCGCATGAACGTCCATATCTCTGCTGCGGTGTTGCTGATAGGCGTACCAGTGGCAAACACCACATTCTTGCCGTTCTTGTTCTCCAGCACGGCTTGCGTCTTCAGATATACACCTTGCGACTTCTTGCTATATGATGGGTCAACACCTTTCACACCGCGCTGCATAGCAGTAGCAAAGCCGAGGTGCTTATATTCGTGTGCCTCGTCAATGAGCAGGGCATCTATGCCCATATCATCGAAGTTGGCAACATCGTCAGTCTCGCGGTCGAGCATTTCCTGTGCCTTGACCATCGCGTTCTGCCTTGTCTTGGCTTCGCGCTTCTCGTCCTTTTCGGTATTGCCACCTGACTTGCGTTCCTGCAATGCCAGTTTAAGGTCGTTCAGTTCGTCGTTGAGTTGGTCTAACTCACGCTGGGCTTGACGCAATACTGGGTCGCGGTCGTCATTGGCTGCTTCACGCATTTTCTCCAGTACCATCATCTTCTCTTCCACCTTGTCCTCGACAAAGCGAATTTGACGCTCCTCGCTGTCGGGGATGCGCTCAAACACAGACTGAGGCACCACAATCATGTCCCAATCGTTGTAACGTATCTTGGCATAGAAGTTTCGTCTTCCCTCGGCGTTGCGGTCTGCATCTTCAAGGGTCAGTATCTTGGCATTGGGGTAGAGTGCCTTTGCACTGGCGACAAACTGTCCTACGGTAGCGTTCTGCACAACAATCATTGGCTTGCGTGCTGTACCAAGACGGCGCATTTCCATTGCTGTGCTGATGAGGGTGTATGTCTTACCTGTACCGACTTCATGAGCCAGCATCAGCGGTTGTGTCGTTGCACGGATAACGGCTTTTGCTTGGTGCGGACGCAACTTGAATGGTTTACCATTAACAACGGTGGCTGCACCTCCGAAATGCTCCGGCACAAAATCGTCGGGAATTTCCTTTGGTACGCTGTTGTTGAACAGTTCATTATAGACACGCTCCATGCGTTCCGACATTTCGGGGTCGCCCTGCATCTTGCCACGCGCCCAGTCTTTGAAGTCTTGGCGTATCTCGTCAATCTTGTTGGCACAAGCCATCGTCGCCTCTTTGTCCACAATGGTCTCTGTGGTCTTGCTGCTTCCGTAGCCTGTGGAAATAGTCTTGGTAACGCTGATACTCTTGCAGGTGATAGCAGCTTTGATAAGTTCATGTCCGAGAATGGTCTTGTCACACTTCTCACTGATAACACCCATTGCCTTGTTCTGCTCGGTGTTCGTATAGTATGGCTCACTCATTATCCATGTACCACCTGCATTTGTCAACTTCACGTCAAGCCCGGTGCGCTCCTTTACGAAATCTTCATATAGTTTTGGCTCAACCCATGACGAGCCAAGTGTAAACTCAATGAGGTGTGCAGGAATGTTCATCGGGATAACACGCTCCAGTGCTTTGATGTTTGCATCATAACGTCCGTCCGTGTTGTTCTCTTGGGCTTGGCGCAACTTCTCACGAACATTGCCACTGAGATATTCATACGACACTTCCATTTCGGTTGTGGTCGGGTTCTCGAAGCCAAGTCCACTTTCAATAATCTGCTGGCGCACATCGCTGTCGCTCATGTTCAACTGCTCGGCGATATATGGAACATCGACACGTCCGTTAAGATAGATGCTGGCAATGATGCCGTCTTTAATGGTTGTTGGCTTCGGCTCGCTCTCGGTCTCCACGACACGACGGCTGAAAATGTCAGTCTTGCCGTAGGTGACAATACGCTTTCCGCTCTTGTCGCCTGTCTCACTCACACTTTCCAATGCGGCAATACTTGGGTAATCCATATCGCTGCGCAGGAAAGAAATGGAAGTGTTCTTGTTCAGATGTCCGTAGGTCTTGACAAAACTGTCGTATGCCTTGTTCAACTTGGCAAGACGCTGTTGCAAACCGCTATCGTCGCTGTGGGTAGTCTGATACTCCAACACGTCGGCAAGAGCATCCTTGATAGCCTTGTAAGCGTTGAAACACTCTGCCTTGGTGTGTCCCTTAACCTTGTTGGCATTGACGTTGATAGGCACGGCTTTTCCTCTCTGTGCAAGACACAGATTGCCGTCGCTGTCAAGTAACATGCTGCCCTCCTTGACATCTTCACCCAAATCTTCATACACTACCTGCTGGCTCTCGCGCTCCTCGGCTTTGTCCCAGTCCATATCCTTGAACTGCTGCGCCCACTCTGACAGACGCTGCTCTTGGTTGATGCTCGGACTTGGATAGAGTGCCTTGCTGGTTGCACGATAGGTGTCACCTTTCTCAAATGCGAAAGCCATTTCACCTGCCATGTCTTCGGGATGTTCCACAAAGTGCTTGTTCACGTCAAGCGCAAGGTCTTTGACTATTACCTCACTGCTGCCACGCTTTGTTTCACCTGTGTTGTACTTCACGGTGCGGATGGGCAGTGTGCCGCTCACGTCTATGGCGTTTGCACTCTTGCGACCATTCACGCGCTTGCGAATGACAATAATATCAGAGGTTGCGCCAGTACCACCGAATGTTTGGTTGTGCATACGGAAAGCACCGACAACATCTGCGCCTCCCTCATTTACCAACCATGTACGGAGTTTTGCGGAGTTCGGGCTGTCAAGTGTTCCGCTTGACGTGATAAAGATGCCAACGCCTCCCTCTTTGAGTTTGCGCACATTCTTGGCAATACAGAAGTCGTGAATGTCATGGAACTTACGTGACAAATCCTTGTCGCCAGTCTCGTCCATCACACGCAAGCCTGTAACGAAAGGTACATTGGTGATAGCCAAATCAACACTTCCATTAGGAACAAATGTTTTCTCAAATCCTTTTACCTCTACATTGGCATCGGGATAGAGCAGTGAGAGAATGTTTCCTGTGGTCTCGTCAATCTCTACTGCATGAATATTGCTTCGTTCGCTCATGTCAGTAGGCATCAGACCGATAATGCTGCCGATACCGGCACTTCCCTCCAGTACGTTTCCACCACGGAAACCCATTGCTCGCGCAACATCCCACATGGCATCAATAACAGGTGCAGGAGTATAGTACGCACTGTTACGGCTCATGTTGGCTGCTTCGTATGCTTCGGGTGAAAGCAACTCACGCAGACGTGCGTTGATTGGGTTGGATGGCTGGTAGTCGTCGCGCAAACGTGGGTTGTAGCCACTGTCACCGCTACTTACTTTCTCTTTGAAAGCAGCACCCAAACCACCCCAACCGCTGAACTTGCGAAGCACAGACATATCTTCGGGAGTGGCTGGCTCGCCGCTCTCGATAAGACGCTGCATCGTCTCGATAGCCTTTATGTTGGCTTCGATACGTGCACTGGTGCCTTTAGGCGCGTAATCAGTTCCGCGCTCGGCATGATTGTTGTGGGTATTCTTTCGCTCGCTCTCTGCAAGGGGTGCAGGTTCGGGCTTGGCTGGCTTTACATTTTGCTTGCCATCAGATGGTTCAGATACTCGCGAGCCTCCTGCGGTGTCAGACTTAGTATCGTTTCCACTACGTCTAACCACTCCTCCTGCGTCAGGTCGCTCATCTTCATTTTGTTTGCTCTCTCCCAACGGCTCATTCTGTTCGCGTTGGTGTCCTCTTTCTCGCTCGGTAGTGCTGGTGCGAGGTTGTACGTGTACTTCTTGCTCATTGCTCGTTGGTTTTAAGTCTTCACTGAACAAACCACTGAACAAATCGGGGATGGTTTGCTCCTGCAAAGATTCTGATTTTTTCTTAGATTTACGCTCCTTTGACGGCTTTTCTTGCTGATTACCTGCATTTTCTGCTGCAATACGTTGTGCCATTGCAACGTAGTCCTCTGCCGGTAACCATTCTTGGCACACACTTCTGATGCCTTGCAGCATCTGTGGCATGGTAACATCAACAGGGAAAAAGTTGTTGGCGCGTAGATAGTCACGTCCACCATTCGGAAGATTTCTTTCGGGACGGAACATGATACCTTTCAGCACAAGGTTGTCACGATTGTTTTCATAATCGGGTTCCAGCATGAAGTCGATATACAACTCCACGCCCTTGTCGCGGTTCAACATGAAGCGCATGGTAACATCACCACCTGCAGGTGCGATGTTTGCCGTCACACTCTTTTGTTTCTTGCCCTTGGTATCATACACAACAGGGTCGCTGATGCCGAGTTCCTTTGTCAGTGTCTTAAACAACTCTGTGACATTCTTCACGGCTTTCTTCTCAGCATTGCGCATGTAGCCGTATGCCTCGTTGAAGTCGCTCTCCACTGGCTCTGCCTCATAGTAACCAAGCAATGCCAGTTGGTCGTTCACCTTGTCGATAGCATCGTCAATGTTCTTTGCAAGGTCGTTTACTTCTCGCTCACTTCTTGCAGACGGGAGTTTACTTTTGACTTCGCTTGCAATAGTTGCTGCTTCGCTTGCAAGAGCCTCTGTATTTGCTGCGACTTCTTGCTCTGTTTCTTTTCTTTGCTCATTGCGTTCTTGTTTTAGTTTGTCGGTTGCCTCCTTTGCCTCACGCTCGGCTGCTTGTTCGCGCACGATTTGTTCAGCGGTGGCAACAATATCCTTTGCACCCTCTTTGTCGAAGTTCATCACGTCAAAGCTGCGGACTTCATCCCAAGGGGTCATGTCTTTCTCTATGTCTGCCATTTCGGGCAGGTCGCGTGCGCCGTTGTAAAGTGTCTTGACGTATGGGCGTATGCCCTCACCGAGTGCTTCGATGAGGTTCTTGGCAAACTCTCCGAACTTGCGTGCGCCGTGCTTCAGCATGAGGTAACTCATTTCTACACCGATGGCAAACGCTTCGGGGTCAAGACCCATGTTCAACTGACCACCAAGTTTCATGCGCAAACGCCTACGAAGTTCCTCAAAGCGTTCTGCATCTGCATCGTCAACCCACTTGCTCTTGGCTTTCTTCTCCTCCTGCTTGGGCTGCTCCTGTTCCGATGAAGCCGTATTTTGTTCCGAAACGTCCTCTTTTTGTTCTGATTGTGGCGTTTCCTGTTCCATTGGCATAGCGTCCTGCACCTCGTCGGCATTGGCTTTTGTGCCGTCGGTGAATGTATATTCCACCGTTCCGTCCTTATGGTGCGCCACAAAGATGTCCTTGTTGGCATTGTGCTTCACGGAGAAAACGCGGTCGCCACCGTGATACTCCTTGACAGGCTTCGGTAGTTCTACATTCTCCCAATCCGTAACCTCATACAGGACTGATGCCAAGCCAACATCAAGCGTTACTTGTCTTGCATCTGCATCATGGATGGTTGCTTCCTTGCCTTTATACATAATCTTGTCACCCAATTTCACGCCATGAGCGGCAAGAGCATCGTCGCGCTCGGTCTCTGCCATCTTCTTGCGGATGTCGGAAAGGAACTGCTCGTAGGCACGCCGCTTGCCGTTGAGGTTGGCAAGTGCGTCAAAAGCCTGTGGAATGGTCTCACCTGCTGCGGTAGCCATGCCGTCCTCAATGGTCTTGGCACGCTTGCGCAGGTCGCGGATAACATTTTCAATACTCTTGATATTGGGGATTGCTCCACGCTTACGGTCATTGAGTACGTTGCGAAGTCCTGTCAGTGTCTTGTCATAGACATCATCCTCGCGGTCATAGTCATACTGTGGAGTGGTCTGTGGCTCTTGCTCTACCTTGATGGTTTCACTGGCGGCTTTCATATCTGCCTGGTCGGTGACTGTTGCCACGTCTTCTACAGACAAAGGCTGTGCATCCTGCATGGCTTCCTCATTGCTCAAAGCCTCTGCAAGTGCTTTCGCGCTGTCCTCGTCACGCATCATAAAACCGCTTTTCTCTCTATCCCACCAACCACGGCTTTCCTTTGCGAGTTCCTTGCCGGCACGAATTTCATCTTTCGACAACTCTCTGCCGAAAGTAACAAGGTGCATCGGTGTGGTCTTACCTTTCTTGTTGGTGTAGGTGGTCGGCTCGATGGAGTAACCTGCGGTCTGCTGCTCACCAAGTTGGGTGTCGCCAAGAGGCTTCACGCTGCTGTACTCCGCAAACGGCTTCGTCTTGCGGTGGCTGCTGTCAATCCACTTCTTGAACTCCTCTTTGCTGACAGGAGTAATGGCACCAAGTCCCTGCCAACCATCTTCATAGTTGGAGAGGTATGCCTTTCGTGCGCTCTCGATGTCGGGGAAACCATACATCACCTTGTGTTCGTCAAAACTGCCGTCCTTGTTCACTTGGTCAACGACAAACACATCACCCTGCGAGGGGTCTTCGGAGAAGAACACGTCGATGTGGTCGCCGTCAACGCCCTCTGTGCCGCGAATGTAGCCGTAGGTGTTCTGCATTTCCTGCTCCCACTGCTTGCCACTGGCATCAGTACCACGACGAACAGAACCTTTCGGGTTCTCGATGGTAACGTCGTAGCCATCAATCTTGACATGTCCTTTCTTGTAGTTACCAGCCTCTTTCTGTGCTTCGGTAGGCTCGGTATTGGTTTCCTGCTCGGCTGCTGCCAATGCTGTTTGCACGGCATTAGGCTCTGCTTCTACTGGTTCGGTAGCCTCAACAGGTTCTGCCTCTACTGGTGCAGGTTCGGCACTGGGTTCTGCTGTTGCTTCGCCATCTGTGCTGACTGCTGGAGGAGTGCCATCTTGTTGAACGCTCTCTGCTTTTCTGCGCTCCACGGCTTCTTCCCGGGCTGCTTCGATTTCTTTTCGTTTGCCATAATTCTCGTTGATAAATGTGATTACGTCTCGCAAGATGTCCTCGCGGCTCTGAATGCCACCTGCAAACAGGTCAGTCTGTCCAGATGCGCTTTGTCTCGCGTTGTTATTGTATAATTGGAGTGTGGTCTTCAGCAAGGTAACGCGCTTGTCATTCAGCACGTCAGCAAGCATCAGCATGGTTGCATTATTGAAGTCTGCTACGGTCTGCAACTCGTCGGGGTCAGCGAACAACACACCTTGACGTGCGTATGTGCTGACTATCTCGCCGTACTTGGCACCGCCTTGTCGTGCATCAAAGCACAACTTCACGGCATCTGCCAACTCTCCCTGCAAAGACCAGTCGCCACCAAGGGCAATGTTATCGACAATCTCACCAAGTGCGGTGATAACGGTCTGACGCATGGCTGGCTCTGCCGTGAGCATACGCACTACTTCGGGGTCGCTCTCAAAGGCTTTGCCGATGAGCATATTTTCCAAAAACTCACGACCGACGGCACTCAGTTTCTCCTGTCCGCGAATACCGTCAACCATTTCTGCCAACTGTGCCTGTGGAACAACACCGGCATTGTGCAGGTCATAGACTGCGCCAAGGCTCGCTTCTGCATCGTTGTAGAAGTCGCCCAGCGTGTCATAGCCGTTGATGGTTCTGACAATACCCTTGAAACTATCGTCGCTCACGGTCTTGCCAAGTTTCACGGCTTGCTCGGTCTTGTTCTGCGACTTCATTTCCTGCTGGTTGAACTTCGCAAATGTCTCTGCCGTGTATGGCATTGCCTCATCGGGAACGAATGACACACGCGGATGCTGCATCGCTCCCACCTGTTCAGCAGTGAAGCCAAACTTGGGCGCGTACTCTTTCAGATAGTTCACGTATGCGCCATCGGTATTGTCACGCGCTGCCAGTTCACCGGCCATGGTACGACCGTTGCCCGATAACACAACACCATCGTTGCTGACAACTGGAACACTCTGCAAGGCTCGCTGGTCATATTGACGCGCAATGCTCTGTGTATGCTCCTGCGCGTCGTGGTCTCGCTCATAGTCGCGGTCGTTCACGCTGTTGTCGTTGGCATCCATCGGGAAACCGTCAGTCTTCTGCCATGTTTCGGGATTGTGGCTTGGGGATGATGCACCACTCTCATGCAGGAGGTAATGACCTTTCAGCGGTGTTCCGTCGGGTAGCATGATTTCGTCGCGGTGTCCGTCAACCTTTGTGGCATTGTTCCACTTCTCGGTAATGGCTGGCATCGGGTTCTCGTTGCCAACTGCCTTACGCTCTGCCTCGGCTTGCTTGCGTGCCTCATATTCGGCTTGTGCCTCTGCAACGGCTTCATCATGACGCACGGCATCCTCTGCCGCTCTGCGCTCGTTCTCCTCACGCTGTATATCGTTCTGAATGTTGCGCACTTGCTGCCAGTAGTCCAATACGCGCTGCGCCTCGTCAATCTTCTCTTGACGTTTCGCCTTTGCCTCGTTGTACTTCTTGATGCTGGTACCAACTCTTGGCATCTGTGCCGACTTCGCCTTGACAAGTGCGCTCTGCGCTGCCTGTGTCTGCGCTGCAATAAATTCGTTACCCTCACTGCGTGATAGTCCTGCCTCGTTGAAAATGTAGGCATGGGCGCGTTCGGGTGTGGTGGCTTGCCAGTCTTCTTCACCATCCTCACCAACAGGCATAGGCTCTGCCGTTGGCTGCTCAGTTGGTTGTGCAGGTGCTTCGGCTGGTTGTGTCGGTTGAGGCTCTACCGTCTGCACTGGCTCCTGTACTTGCTGTGGTGCGACTTCGGCTTGCAGCTCAACAGGTGGGGGAGTAGTCTCTACCGTTGCAGGTGTTTCAGCGGAGGCTTCTTGTACTGGTGCTGCTTCGGGCTGCTGTGGTGCAACATGGCTCACAACTTTATCAACGAGTTTGTCTTCATGGTCGTGCTTTACCTCGCCGTCCATGAAATACTCGATGATGTTTCCGTTTGCGTCGGGAACAAAACTGCCGTTCTCATAGCGCACACGTCCCATCACCATTGCAGGTTTCTCGCTGCCGTCCTCGTCGCGGATAGTCAACTCCATGTCGGCTGTATAGTCGGCTGGAGCACCTGCCACACGTCCGTCTGCCTGTGGCTGTGCTGGTGTTGAGGCTTTGGGCTGCTGTGCTGCTGGTTCTTCGGTGATACCATGACGCTGACGATAGTCTGCAGATGCTTTCTCGTCTCTGATGCGCTGTAACTCTGAACGCTGGACGGTTGCTTGTGTGCCGTCGCCAAGTGCTACGGTGATGTTCTCACCGTCTGCATCGGTAGCGACAACAACGGCTTCCTCACCAGTAGGCAATACCAACTGCTGACCAGGTACAAAGCGAACAGTGCCTTGCGCCTCGTCAATCTGTGCTTGAACGTACTCCTGTCTGCTACGCTCGATGTCGGCTTCACGCTGTTCTGCGGTTGTCACCTCACCAAGAGAAGATATGCCGGTATCAGCGGACGGGTCTATCTGCTTGCGCTCACCAGTGGCAGGGTTATATACTACGACAATGTTGTCACTCGATGCCTTGTCAACCATTGAGCCGTCGGGCATCATCTGCACATTGCCGTCAACGATATACACTTGTTGGTCGTTACCCTCGCTGTCTTTCTCTTTGAGAATGGCAGGGCGCAAAGAGCCGTCAGTGTGCTGCATCTGCTTGGTCTGCTCTCGCTGCTGGGCTACCATGTAGGCTGCATCCTCGTTGATGCGCTGCACTACACCGTTCCATGCTTCCTGTGCTTCCGCATTGTTTGGGTCGGCAAGTTCTATGGCGATGTCCTGACGCTCCTGCGCGTCGGCTTCGTGTCCTCTGTTGAAAGCTGCGCTAACAGGGTCGCCCTGCTCACCATCGTCAATACCGAGTAATGCGGCTATCTGACTGTTACTTGTTGGTGCATCGGGGTCAACAGGTGCTTCGCCACGTTCTGCGGCTTCCTCCTGCTTGCGCTTCACGTCGGCAAACAGGCGGTTGGCATATTCGTCAACGGCTTTCTGCTCCTGCTCGCTTCGGCGGTTGCGCTCCTTGCGGATAGCCTTGTCAACATCAATACCAAATTCATCATTGATGGCTGCGCGTACTTCTGATGAACCGTATTTGTCGCCAAGACCGTTGTAGGCATTAAGGATTTTCTCTGCCCACTCTAATTCAACTTCGTTCATTGCTTCGGTCTTGCGCTTCATGAGGTCGAACAAAAGGTTGGCAGGTGCGCCTGTTTCCTCTGCAACACTCTCGCAAGCCTCATACATGCGCTTGTTGTCGCCTTGCCAGTCATAATAACGCTCACCCACGTCAAAGCCGTTCAACTCTGCTTGCCTGTTGATGCGGTTTGCTTCAACGTCTGCACGTTTCTTGTCACCAAACGAGCGACTGGTAATCACACCATTTGCACCAAAGGACTGCACGGTGTAACCTGTCACGTTGCCGTCTGCGTCCTTGTCTTCAAGGATGCTTGAACCCATGACGGTTGACATTGGCAGACCATGCCCTGTGAGGTAGTAATACATCTTGGCACGCGCCGCCTCGCTGACGCTGTTGTCTGTCATCAACTCGACAAAGCGGTTATATGGTAGTTCAGCCTGTCCGTCGCCTCCCTCAATCATTCTGCTTGCATCGGTGGTGGTAGGACGAGCCTTGTCATATTCTTCTTTGGCTTCGGCATAACGGCTGTATTCCTCCGTGAGGTCTTTCAAGTCGCCGTACCCTCTGCGTTCCAGTTCTTTCTTCTCGTCCTCAGTAAGTGCAAGGTCACCGCGTCCGTCAAGAATGGAACGTAAACGTGTCTCAAAACCAACCTTGCCGTTCTTGGAGCGTGCAAGGTCGTAGATAACACGCGGTGCAGACTTCAACAGATGTTGTGCCTTGAAACCTGCAATCATTGCCATGTTATCAGTCCAAACGTCCATCAGCGCGTCACCACGACTATTGCGAAGTTCCTCAATCTTGGCTGCACGTTCCTGTTCGTCTGCAATATAGTTGGGGCTGGTCTCATCAGACAGTGAGTTGATGAGGTCGCCATATTGTCCGTAGGTGTTGATTATCTCCGGCACGGCAAATATTGTTCCCTCTGCCACTGTACCTACACCAAGTTCACCGGCACGGATGCCCATCTTGCCAACGGTGCTTTCGGTGGCTCTGACAAGTTTGTCGCTTACATTGCCGAGGTATGGAGCAATTACACCAGTTACTGCACCCATCATCAAGCCGTGTCCTGCACGCCCTGCCACATTGCCAAACGAGAAACCGTCCTTGCGTTCACCTGTTTCCTCGTCAATGTAACCTCCCCACTTCATTTGGTCGAGAGCTTCGCTTCCTGCCTCGTATGTGCCGAAGTTCACAGCACCACCAATGGCTCCACCAAGCATACGACCTCCGAGCGTGGTGCCAAACTTACGCATGGCTGCTTCGCCAATCATCTTGCCACCGAGCCAAGTTGTGCCTTTAACGGCTGTACCACCTGTACCTGCAGATGCCCAAGTGAGAGGGTCTAAGGCAAAGCCTGTAACAGTTCCTGCAATACCTGCGACTTTATGTCCTTGCTTCTCAAAGCGTTGTTCTGCATCTTCGCGTGCTTCCCAGTCGCCTGTTGTTCCTGCTTGCGCTCTTGCCGCTGCTTGCATCAATGTTCCCATTGCGTTACCTGCGGCAACCTTGCGGATGAAGTATTCTGCTGCATCTTTAGGGGCGTTCTTGGCTACTGCAAGTTCATACATACGGCGGTCGCTCTGTTCACGCGCCATTTCCGTTGCTGCTTGTTGCAACTGCTGTTCTGTGGCTTGTGGGTAACGGTTCTTCAGTGCGCCGTACATATCTTCGATGATGGACTGCTGTTTCTCCTTGCCAAGCATGTTCCAAGCATCATCAGCCATACGTTGCAGGTCGTGGTATTTCAGATGAGTGGCAAATGCCTTGATGCCGGTGTCAACATTATCAGCACCCAAACCTCCTGTTACGCTCGTACCCTCCGCAGCACCACGGAGGAAATTGCTCCATGATGGTTTGCTACGCTCGTCCAAGTATCTACCAAACTCCTCATTAGATTTGTCCTCGGCTTGCTGCCATACCATTGCAGCAGCATTGTCGGGGTCGTACTTGTCGATTGATGCACCCACACGACGCTCAAAGTCGTTCTGTATGCGCTTCTCGCGGTGTCTGCGTCCCTCCTCGGTTGTGGCTTCCCACTCGTCACGGTATTTCAGATTGAGGCGCGACTGCTCCAGCGGTGTTGCAACCTCATCGCCATGCGTCGTGTAATACCTGCGCTCCATCTTTCCGCTTTCCGGGTTGAACTTCACTTCGCTGGTCTTGCCCAAAGTGTTGCCCTTGCGGATATTCTCCATGCGAGTATTGAAGTCCTGCTGCGACTGCTTAACTTGGCGCATAGTCTCGTCCAACTGCATCTGCATACCCATCTTCTCCTGCCAAGTAGGTTGCCATCCACCTTGCTTTTGTGGCTGTTCATCCTGTTTGGGCTGTGTCGATGTGTTCACGGTCGGGTTTACTTGCCCTGTAGTCTGCTTGACTACCGGCTGTGCTGGTGCCGGTGCCGGCTTCTGCACTGGCTGAACCATCATACTTGCGAAATCGTCAGCACTACCAACATTCAAGCCTAAACTACGGCTCTTTTGGTAGTACCAATCGCGGTCTTCTTTATTGTCAAGGCTCTTTGTGAAGTCGTCGTAACTGCCAGTGTTTACGCCATTCTTCTTCATTTGCTCATAGAGCCACTTTCTATCGTCGTCATTCCACATAGTCGATTATCTTCTGCTTGGTGGTGTATTATTGTTATTGTTTCTTCTGCTTGGAGGTGTGTTGTCTTCGGAAGTGGTTACGCCACCGATGGCACGCAAAGCACTCTGCACGTTCGGGTCGTCGATGTTTGAACCAATCCAGTCCATCATTTGGTCGGCTGAAACAGGCGTTGTCTGTCCTGTTGAGACATTGTAACCTCCAGTCGGGCGACCTGCGGACGGTGTTTTGCTGAACACATACGAGATATTGTGCTGGTTCAGTCGGGTGTTAGGAATGCGAACCATGCCATTGCCCGAATAGAACTCAGTATATTTACCGTCCTGCGATGCAGCAAAACGCTGACGTTCCAAGCCCTCTGATGACTTATTGTGCCGTCTCGTTTCGGCAATACCAGCAGCTTGAAGTCTCTCAGATGCCCGATTGTGACGTTCATGCTCCTTGGAGGTGACATCAAACTGACGCTGGTTCTCATCGAAACCTTTCTGCCAGTGCTCGTTGTCGGTGTCAAACTTCTTGTCGCGGAAAGCCACATCGTCGGCACGGTCTTTGCGACCTGCGTCAAACTGCTGCTGCCAGTTGCTCTGCTGCTGTTCTGCTTGTGTGACACGGAAATTGAAGTCGCGGTCTTTGTCCTTGATGTTGCCGAGGGTGATGGCGTAATTCACCAGCCTGTCATTGTCCTTGTCGCGCTGTGCCTTGGCTTTCTCAAACAGTTCTTTGGCTTTTGCCGACATTTTAGGCATATCCATAGCCTTGATGCCACGCGCATGAGAAAACGCCGTGTGGAATGTTCCCAAACCCTCAGCGAGCCTTGCGAGGAAGCCTACACGTTTTTCGCGCTTCTCTCGTTTCTCTCGCTCCTCTTTTGTCTCGGGCTTGATTGCATCCATCTGACCACGCAAGAACTCCTCCAGTTCTGCGTAATTGTTACCCTTGAACTGTGCGTATGGGCTTGTTACCGTCGTGGTAGTGGTTGTTGATGAAGATGAAGAACCGTTGTTGTCATTCAGTGTAGGAGTGGCAAGCGATGGAGGGGCAGGTGTGCCGTTTCCTCCATCGTCCTGTGTAGGGGTCGCTCCGGGCTGTTGCCCATCATCATTCTGTGAGAAATCGTAGAATGACGTTGCACCTCGCGGTATTGTCGTTCCAAATGGGTTTGTTGCCATGATGTTATAGTGTTTACGTGATTATCCAAGTCCCATGCCACTGGCAAAGCCGTTAGCGGCTCCACCGATAGCGTTACTTACCATGCCGAAGCCATCAACCTTACCTGCTTCGAGTTCGCGCAACTTCTCGTCAAGTTGGTGCTGTCTCTCGCGGTACTGACCCTCAATCTGGTCTTTGCGCTGTGCGCCAGCAACTGCAATCTGACTGGTAGCGTCTGACAACGCTTTTGCATTAGCCTCTTTCGCTGCTGCTGTACTCTCCTCGGTGCCACCCATCACGGCTTGCACTCCTGCCGACTGCTGGTTACGTCGCCTTATCATGTCTGCTGTCTGCGTGAGAATGGCTTGCGCGTCGGCTCGCTGGGTTGCGTCCTCATTATACCTGCGGTCGTACCAGTCTTGGTTCTCGCGCTTCTGCTCGTTAATCATGTTACTCATTTTCTTCAGCATCTTGTTCTTGCTGATGCCTCCGAAGATGCCACCAAGCGCACCTGCTGCGCCTCCTATAATTCCGCCTAACATACTGTATGTCTTTTTAATTAGTGAAACAAAACTTATAAGTCATGTGCGAAATTACAACCTTATCTTTGCACCATCATTTTAAGTTTTGATTTACTATGCCACGCAAAGCAGGAGATGGACGCGGACGGCTCGGCGGTCGTGCCGCAGGAACACCCAACAAAGACAAGCCATTGAAGACGTTTCTCCGACAACACTCGGTGCAATACTTCACACCCAGCATCGAGGAAAAGGACGATAAAGGAAACAAGACAGGGCAACTGGTCTCGCAGTTTGACATTGACTGCAAGACACTTGACCCGGAAAGCCGTGTCGATGCCGAAATAAAACTATTGAAGTTCCACACGCCTCAGATGCAGTCAACAAGCGTTGACATGACAATCGTCGATGAAAACAGGACGCTATCTGAACGCATTGCACGCCTCGCTGCTGGCGAAGACATTGCTTCGCCGTCTGAGGAGTAATCCTTACTACTGTTTACTGTATTTAGTATAAAACCGCTGGGCAATCGCTCAGCGGTTTTATTATGCTACAAAGACAACTTAGTTATAACTAACTTATAACACACTTATATATAATAATGTATTAGTTACGACATGAGTTATAACTGACTGAAATTTGTAATCTCACAATTATTCTGAAACATGGCGAAAGAACTACGGAAACACCTAATTATTGTGCTTTTCGTTGGCTCTGAATATCAACAAGTTAATAACTCACTTATAACTCACTTACACTTTTTGTATAACAAGTAAAGAAAAGTAAAGAAAAGAAATTTTCTTATTCTCGTCGTCGCCGCGCACGTACACACGCGCGTGTGAGAAGATTTCAAAAAAAGGCTTCGCTTTTATGGAGAAGCCTGTATCGTGGTTAGAAACCTTTGCCTTTCTGACGCTCATAGACGGCAACCTTGCCGTTGTCGCAGTTGACAATCTTGAATTGGACTATTGAGCGAGGAGGAATGTCCGATGGCAGTCCTTTCACCAGTCGCGCAATCACCTCGTCGATGTTTGAGCAACCAATGTCCTCAAAACTGGTGAGGCACTTGCCTTGAAAGAAAGCTGCTGCCTTGATGAGCATCTTCGGTGACAGACGGAACACGCTGCTTTCCTCCTCCTGCGCAGCCTGTTTGCTGGCTTGGTCAGAGAAGAAGATAAAATCAACAACACGCTCGTTCAGTTCCCATGCAGGTGTGAAGTCCAGTTTGATGTATCCGCGAGTGATGCGGTGTCCTGCACTATGGTTCATGCCGAAAGCAACCTCAGATATGGACGCGCCGCAATCGTTCTGCGCCACCGTTCCCCATGTGTGACGGAAAGTATAGACGCAATACCAGTTCTCCTTTGCAATGCCCATGCTCTCACAAATCTTTCGGATGCCTATGTTTACGTTCGCGCTGAAACTGTCGCTGGTGGTGTGCCTGTCATGGAAGTTGAACAGCCATTCACTGCCTGGTACTGAAGCATACTTCTCAAACAACGGCTTGATAATCTCCGGCACACGCATTTCAAAGTATGCTCCATCAGAACGGCTGCGCATGGTCTTCGCACGCTTGTAGTGGATGATGCCACCGTGATAGTCCTCCCTGCGCAGGTTGTATAAATCGACCGTGTTGATGCCTCCAAGACACAATACCATCATGGCTACGTCTCGACCAAGTTCGGGCAACGGCAACTTCATCTTGCTTTCGGGCAGGGGAGAAGAAAAGAACCTGCGGCACTCCTCCGCACTGATGGCTCGCTTCTCGGGACGATCTGCATGTGGTATCTTCACCTTTACCCACGGATTGGTCTTCACTCTGATAAGCCCGGTGTCATAGTCGTTCAGTTCCTCGATGGCTGCGCGAAACACCTGCCTAATGCACACAGGATACATTTCCTTTGCCCTGTTCGTCTGTTCCAAACTCTTTATCCACTTCGCCACGTTCGTTGAGGTCAGCATAGAGAACTTCACTTTGGTGGTGCCAAAGTAACGCTCCATGTGCTGGAGTGCCAACTCGTAGTTTTTAGCGTTCCTCGCCTGTCCGTTGTTGATGAGCCTGTCAATGTGCCGTCGCGCATAGTCAGAGAAGCACAAGTCCTCCTCACCCTTTTGTAGGTAGTCCACAACCATTCGTGCAGTCCAGTTGCGAGTGTCCGTCTTGTTCAACTTCGCATTATAGTCAAGAATGAGCGCAGTGCAGAACTGCATCACTACAGGGTCGGTGATTTCCTTGCTCCTTGACAACTCACGCTTCGTTACCATCTTGTCCGTCTTGATGTACTGTGTCGTGCGGTTGTGCGTCACTCTGATATAGACAGGAAAGAACCCGTCATTGCGCATCTTCTGTACGCATGCTTTCAGTGTTGCCATAATCTGTGTTCCTATCGTTTTTTGTTACACATCTGTATCTTGTTGTTATCTCGGTCATTCTGAACTCTAAACACGCTCTAAACATGGGGTCTGAAAACTCGCAACTTTCTCTAAACATTTCCGTTCATTCTGCTCATTTTACGTGTAGGAATGAACTAACCTCCATTTACGAAGTTAGGCGGAAGTCCCTTTGTTTTCGGGGCTTACCGCCTAACTCGCTTAGTTTCAAGTTCCGTCGATTATTCCTCTACGGCTGCCTGCGCCGCTCTTTTTGGAGCCTCAAAATAAGCGAGTTTGCGGTTTTCTCTAATCAATGCCTAATTCATTCATTTTAGTTGTCAGGTCGTAATACATCTGAACGGATGCGTCTGTTGCAAATGCCTCTGCCCATGTCTTGAAGTCGTATTCCAGTCCGCTGACCTCATCAAGGTATGGACTATCCCAAAGGTCTTCCAATGAGGCGTAGGCTTCTGCCGGGTCTTTGCCGTATGCGTCCACCACTTCTGTTCCATATTGCTCAACGAGTATCCTTGCCCAATCGCTTTGCTCGCAACCGGGATTGAGACTCAACACCTCGAACGCTGCGGCTTTTAATTCCTCCAACGTATCATCCTGCTCATTCGCCTCCGTTACGGCTTTCATCAGCATGGACAACTTGCGAAATGCGATGTCTTCTTTACTGCTCATGGTGCAATTGGGCTTCTTAGCGTATATGGGTTTGCGGTCTTATAGTGTCCTGCACTATCGGGAACAAGAAGTTCTTTAGTCCATGTATCCATGACCACTACACCGCCAATAGTTTTATATCTATGATTAAGCGCATTAAGGTACAGACCGCCAAAGAATGCTGCTAACAGCAACGCTATGACGATATATCGAAAAGGCTTAAATGTCTGTACACGTTCTTCGCTCATCGTTCCATCAATATTTTTATTGTACGTTCCTTTTCCTCCAGCAATTTCTCCAACAACGCCACACGTTCTTGAAGTACAGCATTATTGCTACCGGCAATGTTGTTATTGCCAGCAATGGAAACACCACCGTGGTCTGATATTGTTACATTCGCTGGTTCAATTGGATAGAATAACGACATATTTTCACCCAATGCTTCTGCAATGCGTTCCAGCAAACTTGATTTAATGTCGGCAGCAGCAAGCATTTGGTTAAATGATTGCTGCGACACGCCAAGCAGTTTCGCTATCTGAGATTGCGAAACCTTCTTCTCATAGAGAATTTCTTTTAGCCTATTGCCTGTCATGAAACAATACTTTTATTGTTAATAATTCTTAAATCTACAAAGAAAAACAAGTATTTTGTTGTTGATTACAATACTTTTATTTATCTTTGTGTCGTGTTTAAGCCTCGTTGCTGTGCAACTGGCTTGATTTCAAACTTCAAAGGTAAGCATTTTTAATTAAATAAACGAAAGAAAATGGCAAAATCTGAATTTCGCGTCGTTCGAGAAACGCAAGTTAACACTCCCGAAAGCCTTTTGACGGTCGAAAAGGGGGAAACGGTAAAAGTATCGTGCAAGGATTTCTCGCCTTACAGCACGGTAAAGAGTGCAGCCACACGTCTTAACCAGCGTGCTGGCTGTGTTGAGTTTGAGATAACCACACCCGACAACGGTGCAACTATCATCATCAAAAGAAACTAATCATGAAAGAATTGTTCACTCCATTCAGAAACTGGCGCGTTATCGTGCTTGCAGTGCTTGTGATGGTCGCTGCCGTGTTCATTCTCGGCGACTGCGACGACATGGGTTATCTACTGTTTACAAAGGGTGTTGGCTTCGGTCTCGCCTACATCATCTATCGTCTTGGCAAGTATTGGGATGCCAAGGGCAAAATCAATGAGTTAACAGCACTCGCAGAAGAAGAATAACCATGAGTACCTATATCCAGTTTCCCGACAAGGTGGTGTCATACGACACGTTCATGGACGACCTTTCATCGCGCATAGTTCGCAAGATGCAGCGTGCGGAGGCAGACCCTAAGACAGTCAGCCAACGAAAGGCTTACTCCATCTTCGGACGTGCCAATGTTGACCGCTGGCGCAAGGAGGGACGCATACATCCTTGCAAGCGTCCGGGCAAAGTGGAGTATTGCATGGCAGACTTACGACTTCTTCAGCAGACGCAACAAGATTACTTCAAACGCTAACGAATATGGATTACGCAATTTACAAAACTACCAACGGCAAGCACCCTCGCGTTATTCACCGCTTCACACAGGAGGCTTGCAACCACAAGGCAAAAGCCGCTGCGCGTGAAAAACTGAATGACATGTGGCTCCGCGTCCTCCAGCGTCCGATGCTCCATCACAACCCCAAAGGTACAAAGGACGATTTCCAGTACGACTATATGACGAGCGTGAACACCTCTGAGTGCATCCGCTTCTACATAGACAAATTATAAGTTAAACCATTAAACGTATCAACATGAGCCAAATCACTCTCACCGTCGAGCAGCTTAATGAAATGCAGCCCCTCGACATCGTAACGTCGCCTATCGTTCGCGACAAGTTCATCAACATCTATGATACCCTTTGGGGTAATGGAACAGGTGAAGCAGCCTACGAGCGCGAAAGCAACTACTTCAACAAGTTGCTGCGCGATACACCCGACCTGCAAAAAGGCACTCACTTCTCTTTGTTTACAGCGTTTATCGACCTCGCAGTGTGTGGTCTATCGCTTGAAAAAGGTACACGCGCCTTGTGCTACCTTATCGGACGCAACCAAAAGACAACTCCAAAACTCGACCAGCAAGGCAGACCTTTGAAAGACCAAAAGGGCTACATCATCTACAACTGGGAGGGTCGCGTTGTTCTCACTATCTCTGCTTACGGCGAACTGGTGCTGCGCGAACGTGCCGGACAAATACGTCATGCCGACAACCCGGTACTGGTGTATGCCAACGACGAGTTTTCTTTCTCTGATAAGAATGGACGTAAGGAAGTGGAATATGTTTGCCACCTGCCTCACACTGGTCAGCGTATCGTGGCTTGCTACCTCCGTATCACTCGCGCTGATGGGAGCATCGACTACTCTGTCATGACAGAAGAAGACTGGGTGCGCCTCGCTCAGTACAGCGCACGTCAGAACAAGAATGGCGGTGCCAATGCTCTCTATGGAGTTGACCAGCAAGGTGTGGTCAACATTGACAGTGGTTTCCTCATGGCGAAGTGTATCAAACACGCTTTCAAGACTTATCCAAAAGTCCGTATTGGACGTGGTACTGAATTGCAGAGCCAGCAGGTTGAGGAGAAAGAAATTGAAATCAACGACGATTTGTATGGTGTTGACACCGAGACTGGCGAGGTCATGCAGCCAGAGCCACAGCCGTTCGGACCTCCTGCCAACGACGTTTCTGCAGGTGTAACTGTAGATGCCGGTGACGATGATGGCTTCTAACGAGAGAAAAGAAAGCGTGTGCAAAGGATGCCCGCAAGCCTATCGCGCTATCAACGGTCTCTTTTGCTCACGCCTACACAGATACGTAGAGTATTGCATGGTTCAACCTTGCACAAACATTTTTCAATCCACAAAACAGGTATCATCATGGCAACAGAAATAACAATTTTTGAACCGCAGAATGTAGGCACGATTGCAAAAGTCGCGCCACAGGCTTTCAAGGAGAACAGCGTTTCGCACGACCGCTGCCTCCAGTTCGGACAGGAACTGCTCAACCGCGTAAATACAGAGGGTATGTCCGACGAACTCGACCAAGAGATTGCAACATTCATTGAACGTGCGAAGAAGACATTGAAGAAGATGAACGGCAAACGCTCTGCCGTTACGCAACTCTTTGATAACATCCGTTCGGTCTATACAAAACTGGAAAACGAGGTTGACCCTGCAAAGAAAGGAACGGTTGCAGCACAGTTGCAGGAACACCGCAACAAATACGCTGACAAGAAACGTGAGGAATACGAGGCAGAGCAGCGCAGAAAGCAGTTGGAACAGGCTAAGGTGATGGCAAAGAACAAGTATGCTACCGATGTCGAAGACGACCTCCTGCGCCAGTTCAATGCGCTTGTTGCTTCTACGTGTAACCGTCTTATCGAACTTGACAAGTCTCTGACACTTGAAAACTATGCCATCGTAAACGATGGAGTGAAAAACACCAGCGACCAACTTTCACAGGACTGGTTCAATGCGCTTCGTCCCGAAGTGCTGATGCCCTCAGTTCTCTCGCCCGAAGACGCGCGTGCCATCGCTGCCGAAGTGAAGCAGAAGATACAGCAGCGTTTCAAGGAACAATTCACTTTTGAGATTTCCACCAACCGCGACGACATTCTTGACCGTCTGCCATCCAAGCGCAAGGAATTGGAGCGCATTGCCAAAGCCAACAAGGAGGAGGCAGAGCGTATCAAGAAACAGATGGAGGAGCGCGAGCGCAAGGAAGCCGAACAGCGAGAGAAAGAACGTGTCGAACGTGAGGCAAAGGAGAAAGCTGCTGCCGAACTTGCTGCACAGAAACAGGAAATGGACGGTCTCTTTGGTGCCGCTGAAATACAGGTCAACCAGTATCAGCCGAAAACATCAGTCAAAAAACGCCTCAACGTACTAAACTCTGAGGGCTTCATGCAGGTAGTTGGTATGTGGTGGGCGCAACACGGCTGCACACTCTCTGTTGCTGAACTTGAAAAGATTTTCTCAAAGCAACTGACATACTGCAACAAACTGGCTAACGACAAAGAGCACCCAATCTTTATCCAGTCTGAACATATTGAATACGTGGACGATGTAAAAGCAAAGTAACTATGTACGAAAGCGGATATTACCCAGCAGGTGCGGAGCATGACCCAAACGCTCCGTGGAACCAGTCAGACCCCGAACCAGTATCGCAGGACATCGAGTATTCTTGCACCATGCGTCGCACTGCAACCGTCGAGACTACAAACTATGTGCCTGGTACATGGGAAAAAGACGAGGACGGCGTTGGCTATCGTGACGGTGATGATTTCTCCGATACCGATTGGCTGTCCGACTTCAAAGATACCTATCGTACACCGAAAGAACTCATTGACCTGCTCAAAGAAACAGCCAAAGAACTTGCCGATGGCAAGATGCCTAACAATCCAAAATCGTTTTGGAAAAACGTAATGGCTGACTGCGAAAAATGGAGTATCGACGATGAAGAAACAGAAGTGCTTTGATTATGATGAATATCCAAGATATAAACTACTACGAGCGAAGTGAGGTCAGCAACTCTGACCTCACCGAACTCAAAAACCTGCTCCATCCGCGCCTACAGTTTGGCGATAAGGAAGCAGCGTTCCGCTTCGGCTCTCTTGTCGATGCCATCATCACAGAACCCGACCGCGTGAACTACTACCAGTTCACCGTTGACGATGTTCAGTACACGGAAGACGAGTTCCGTCACGCACAAGAAATGTACCGTTCGCTTCGTCGGGAGGCTCGCAATGATGCTTTTCTTGCAAAGGTGCTGGAGATTGCGGACACGCAACGCTGTATGGTAAATAAGCAACAGCAGTTTGAGTATGGTGGGTTTGTTTTCACTCTCGACACTCGCTGCAAGTGGGATTGGTTCCTTGACCTTTTCGGCTTCGGTGGCGACCTCAAAACGACTTTCGCTTCTACGCAGAAAGAATTTGACGAGGCTGTTGACTTCTTCGACTGGGACAGGAGCCGTGCATGGTACATGGATATTGCGCACTCCGACCGTGATTTCATCTACGGCATCAGCAAAAAGAACTGCTGCGTGTTCAAGAAGTTCATCAACCGTGATGATGCAATTTACAAGCGCGGACGTGAGAAATATGAAGAACTGGCATTCCAGTATTGGTGCCTAAACTTATAGTCAGATGGAACTGAAACACAATCTTAAAATAGAACCATATCCATACCAGCGTGAGGGTATCATCTTCGGGCTTGACAAACGGAGACTGCTCATCGGTGATGAACCGGGACTTGGTAAGACACTCCAGTCTATTGGCATTGTCGATACGGCTAACGCCTACCCTGCGCTCGTTATCTGTCCGTCCTCTCTTAAAATCAACTGGCAGCGTGAGTTTGAGAAGTTCACCAACAAGAAAGCACTTGTACTTGACAACGCTACACGCACGGCATGGCCGTACTTCCTGCAAATGGGTATGTTCCATGTTGCCATTGTCAATTATGAGAGCCTACGCAAGTATTTCGTTTGGGACATCAATTCTTCAGACCGTCGCTCTTTCCGCCTCAAAGATGTCGTCTTCAATGATGCCATCAAGGTTTTTCACTCGGTTATCATCGACGAAAGCCACCGTGTCAAAGACCCAAGCGCACAGCAGACAATCTTCACACGTGGCATAGTTGAGGGCAAGGACTTCCGTATTCTCCTTTCGGGTACGCCTGTTGTCAATCGTGCAGAAGATTTGGTTTCCCAACTCTCCATCATGGGCAGGTTGCAGGAGTTTGGCGGTCGTGGCAAGTTCCTCGCTGACTATGGGGAGAATGATAACCTTGAAGAACTGTCTCAGCAACTCTACCGCCGCTGCATGATACGCCGTGAAAAGGCAAAGGTGTTGACGCAACTGCCCGACAAGACGCGTACAGACCTCTATGTGGAAATATCCAATCGTGATGAATACGAACTTGCAGCGGAAGACCTTGCCGAGTACCTGCGTCAATATAAGGAGTGCTCCGATTGGGAGATACGTCGCAAGATGCGCATGGAGGCTCTTGTCAAGTTCATGACACTGCGCTCGCTCTCTGCCAAGGGTAAAGTAAAGCAAGCCATTGACTTTGTTCGCGTCTTCCTTGCATCCGGCAAACCGCTCATCCTGTTCTGCTCACTCCATGAGATTGTAGATGAACTGTGCAAAGCGTTTCCTGATGCTGTACGCGTCACAGGGCGCGATAACGCCACATCAAAGCAACAAGCCGTTGACAGTTTTCAAAACGGATATAGCCAGTTGATTGTCTGCTCAATCAAGGCCGCTGGTGTTGGACTGACGCTGACGGCATCATCAAACGTGGCTTTCGTAGAATTTCCTTGGACTTATGCCGACTGCTGCCAGTGCGAAGACAGAGCGCACCGTATTGGGCAAAAGGACAACGTGACGTGTTACTATCTCATCGGTCGCCATACCATCGACCGTGCGCTCTACGACATCATCCACAAGAAAAAGTCCATTGCTAACCAAATCATGGCTGCTGACGATGAGATACCTACCGACGAAATGTATTTCAACGAACTGGCTGCTATGATACTCAACCCAGACAATGACGATGGAGATATGCAAGACTGACATCAAAGCAATCATCGGTTTTCTCGATGATGCGGCAACGCTCGTTGATGAGGAATGCCAACGGCGAAGCCATCAGAAACGCGGCTACCTGCTGATGCTCAACAAGGCAAGGCTCATGCGACTAATGAAACAGAAACTTGAACGTAAATTATAAACTCTAAAAATTAAAAAGTTATGACAAAAAGGGAAATCGCCAAGGAACTGGCTAATCGTTCCAACCTCACCCCATCACAGGCTACTCACGCTGTCGAGGGTATCATCGAGATTATTGCGGACGCACTCGCCAAGGATGAACCAATCCTGCTGCGTGGCTTCGGCACTATCAAGACAGTGCAGCGTGCAGCCAAGCCAGCACGAAACATCAGCAAAGGCACAACGATGATGCTGCCACCTACCAAGCAAGTGAAATTCATTGCCTACAACGAACTTAAAGAACGTATCAACCATCATGGACGTTACGCAATTCTTCCGTAAGGGAAACAACAAGTACCATGCGCAGAAATCGGGTGGCTATGCCTCGCGCAAGGAACACAGACGCGCCAACGAATTGCGGCTGATGCAACGTGCTGGGCTTATCTCCAACCTGCGTGAACAGGTTTCCTACGAAATCATACCGGCACATCATGGTGCCGATGGCAAAGTGCTTGAACGTGCCTGTAACTACATCGCTGATTTTGTCTATACCGACAAGGACGGAAAGACTGTGGTTGAGGACACAAAGGGAATGCGAACTGATGTGTACCGCATCAAACGCAAACTGATGTTACATGTTCATGGCATAAGAATTACAGAACGATAAATACTTGACGATATGGCTACGCGGCAAATAAAATCTACAAATTATTTCTCCCACGATAGTAATGCACGCAACGACGAGAAACTGGTGCGACTGCGCATGAAGCAAGGGGCAGCAGGGTATGGCGTGTATTTCATGATACTGGAACGGTTGAGGGAGGAAGCCGACTACATGAGTGCCAAAGATTATAACATGATAGCCTTTGACCTTCGTGTGGATGCAGCCATTGTCAAGTCTGTTGTTGAGGACTTCGGGCTATTTACCTTTACCGATGATGGTAAGTGTTTCTATTCGGAAAGTTTCACTCGACGTATGGACATCAAGGACACACTGCGCCGTCAGCGTTCTGAGGGTGGTAAGATTGGTATGAAAAACCGCTGGAAAAAAGAACAGGGGAAACAGGACAAAGAAGTTAAGCCACAACCGAAAGCGGCTTCTGCGCCAACTCCAAAACCTGCGCCAACGACACAACCAGCCGACAACCAAGCCTGTCTCAAACGCTTCTTTGGCAAAGAGAACGCCAGTAACCTTGAAGTGTTGCTAATGAACTTCGGACTGAAACCCGACGACATTACAATGATACGCAAGGTAGCAAAGGAGGTTGTCGCTGAATGGGAGATTTCCAAGAAAGAACATACCGACTACACCGACTGGTCTCAACATCTTATCGCCACAATGCGCATTAAGGTTAAAGACAAGCAACAGGCAAAGGGCAAGACCTCCATAGAAACAGAACCGCCATCAACTGCAGACTATCAGTATGACGGTGGTTTTGGAAGCAAAGATGTATAACCCTCTAACGACTATGACAATGGAAGATAAACAAATGACAGAGGAGCAAAAGCGTGAAGCGGAAAAGAAAGCTGCTCTCGCACGGATGCACATCAGTACACTCAATCAATGCGTGGAACGTGCATGGAAAAAGATGCAGCAGGAAAAAGAGAAGTCACAAGACCTTTCCATCAAGGAAGTATTTGACGCTCATGCCAAAACGCTCATGTGGGTGGCAAACAACGTAGTGTTGGCTCACCAGCGACGCAAGTTTGTTGTTGACGAAAACAACCGGGACGTGCTACGCTTCTTGCTCTACTACTTCAACGGCTGTTCGCTTGCTGAAGACGTGTTCCCCGGACGTGGCTATAAACTGCACAAGCACATTATGTTGCAAGGGGCTGTCGGAACTGGTAAGACATTGCTCATGCAAGTGTTCTCCGAATACCTCCACATCACAGAAAACCCGCGTTTCTTCCATAACCTTTCCGTAACACAGATGGTAAACTACTACACGCTGCATAACAACCTTGACCGTTACACTTTCAATGAGGAGGAAAACAAGGGGTTCAAGTGCGAGCCTGTAAACATCTGCCTCAACGACATCGGCGTACAATCCACCAAGTTCTACGGCACGGACACCGAAACACTCACTAACGAGTTTCTTCATGCTCGCAACGAGATTTGGACGCAATACAACAAAATGGCACATCTTACAACCAACCTCACTAACGAGCAACTGAAACAGAAGTACAGGGATGGCTTCGGGCGACTGCTCGACCGCTTCAAGACCTACAACATCATCCCACTCACAGGGGATAGCCGAAGATAATTCACTTATTATTCACCAATAAAATCAAAACAGTATGACAAAAGATTTCATTCCCGAACTCCAACCGCTGTTCTGCTCTCGCGCTTCACTGCTGCAAGCACAGGACAAGTTGACGAACAATCCCGACACGGATTGTCAAATGCGCCTACGTTTCGCTGATGGCTCGGAAGTCGCGCTCAAAATCAAGCGTGCCGACATTGAGAACATTATCACGGAACACATCGGCACTATTGAAACCAGCATACACAAAACGATGGACGAGATTGTAACAGAAGAAACAACCCAAAACCAGTAAGTCATGAACAGTTATTTTGAAGTCGGAGTCCGCTACGACAAGACAATGGAAGACGGTGTTATCCGCAAGGTAACAGAGAACTACCTTTTGGATGCTCTCTCTTTCACAGAAGCGGAAAAGCGTGCCACTGAGGAAATGGAAGCCTACATCAGCGGAGAGTTCAGAGTGGTAACAGAGAAAATTACCAACATCGCAGAGGTGGTTACTACTGACGATGCGTCTGCAGATAAGTTCTACAAAGTTAAGCACAGCCTCATCACCATTGACGAGAAAACCGCCAAAGAGAAGAAGCAAGCGCAGTACATCATTATCCAAGCATCCAGTGTTGATGATGCTCGCGACCGCTATAAGCAGCATATCAAAGGCTGGCTCGTTGACGTGGTACTGGAGGCTGTCAGCGAAACGAAGTACATGGATTATTTCCCTTATAACAACAATTAAAAATCAAAAGACAATGAAAAAGTACATTGGAACAAAGGCCATCATGGCTAAGCCGATGGCAAAGAGTGAAGCAGAGAAAGTGTTGAACCGCAGCCTTGCTGACGCAAAGGGTGGCGAAGACGGCTACCTCGTCGAGTACCCGGACGGCTACAAGTCATGGTCGCCCAAAGAGACGTTTGAGGAGGCTTACAAGGTTGCTGACACATACCTCGACCGTATGCGTATTGAGTATGCAGATGTCAAGGATCGCGTTTTGAAACTGCACACGTTCCTGATGTCTGAGGAGTTCAGAGCATTGCCCAAAGAGAAACAGGCAAAGTTGCAAGCCCAGTGTGGCGCAATGTCCGCCTATGTCGAAATTCTCGGTCAGCGTATCGACGAGGCTAAGATGGAACAGAAACAACAGGAGGCTGCACAAGCTGCTGCCGCTGCACAGGAGATGCGTGAAAGCCTTGTCGGTCTCACTATCGTAGAGGCTGGTAAGTGTGACTTCTGCCCAAGCGAGACAACCAACTGCAAGAAACTTATCCTTGCCGACGGCTCGCACATCTGCGTGAAAGACATGACTAAACAACCCTCTAAAGCACAGTAACCATGAGTAAACAAATAACTATCCCTGTTCCCGACGGCAAACGTGCCGAGTGGATTAACGGTGTCCTCACTCTTGTTGACGAGCAGAAAGTAGATAACCGTCCTGTAACAGAACGTATCAAGACGTTTGATGATGCCTGCAATGCGCTGGGCGATGAGCATCCGCTTGTCACACAATACCGTCTTACTGCTGCCGCATACAAAGGCGACCCCATGACGGAAGATTTCATTGCCTACCTCAAACTCCGTATCATCGTTGCTGCTCTCAATGAGGGATGGGAACCGAAGTTCACAGAAGATGAGTACAGATACTTCCCTTGGTTCTACTTCTATACCAAAGAGGAGTGCGACAAGTTAGACGACAAGGAAAAAGGGCGTTGTGTTCTTCGCTCCGGCGACAGCGCGAACTCGGACTACGGCTTCGTGGGCTGCGGCGCGATTAACGGTGCTTCGTTCTCGAGTGCCAGCGGCGGCTCGCGGCTTGCCTTCAGAACTCGTGAACTCGCAGCCTACGCAGGTAGGCAATTCATCGAGGAATGGGCTGACTTTATGTTTAAGCCTCGCACTGGCGAGGAGTTAAACGGAAAGTCAGAAGCAGCGAAAACCACCATCGACTTCAAATGAATAACGGACGCTTACAATTCTTCAACCTTGTAAAGGCTATGCGTGAGGCGCAAAGGGAATACTTCTCTACGCGCTCTCACGAAGCCTTACAAAAGGCTCGCTCACTTGAACGTAGTGTAGATGCCTACATCAAGCGTGGCGACGATTATCTTAAAAAACAAAATCAAGAACCAACTTTATTCGATAATGACTGATAATATTAAACTACTATATATAGACCTGTTCTGTGGGGCTGGCGGCACCAGTACAGGTGTTGAAAAGGCAACCTTTCACGGTAGTAAGTGCGCCAAGGTCATTGCCTGTGTCAATCACGATGCCAACGCTATAGCATCCCACGCTGCCAACCATCCCGATGCACTCCACTTCACGGAGGACATTCGTACACTTGAACTATCTCCACTCGTTGCGCACACAGAACGCTTGCGCCTACTTCATCCCGATGCTTACCTGGTACTATGGGCCAGCCTTGAATGTACCAACTTCAGCAAAGCAAAGGGAGGGATGCCACGCGATGCAGACAGCCGTACACTTGCAGAACATTTGTTCCGATACATCGAGGCTCTGCGTCCCGACTACATTCAGATTGAAAACGTGGAGGAATTTATGTCATGGGGCGACATGGACGAGAACGGACACCCTATCAGCAAGGACAAAGGAAAGTCGTATGTTCGTTGGGTGAACAACGTCTGCAAATATGGCTATTACTTCGACTGGCGCATACTCAATGCTGCGGACTATGGTGCATACACCAGTCGTAAGCGTTTTTTCGGGCAGTTTGCCCTGCATGGTCTGCCTATCGCTTTCCCCAAAGCCACACATGCCAAATGCCCTGCAAAGTATGAGCATAGCCTGTTCCCTGCCGACAACATGCAGCCTTGGAAGCCTGTGCGCGAAGTCCTCGACCTCAACGACGAGGGAGAAAGCATCTTCGGGCGCAAGAAACCGCTTGTCGAGAAAACACTGGAGCGTATCTATGCTGGGCTGATAAAGTTTGTTGCTGGCGGCAAGGAGGCTTTCATCGTGAAGTGGAACAGCGTCAACGGAAAGACAGGCAAGTATGTACCGCCAAGCATCGACGAACCTTGCCCTACTGTTGCGACACAGAACCGCCTCGGCGTGGCAAAGGTACAGTTCCTAAGCAAACAATTCGGTGGCGACCCAGCAGGAAAGAACATCAGCGTAGAAGAACCTGCTGGCACAATCACTTGCCGTGACCACCACGCATTTGTATCGGCTCACAATGGTAATGGCTACAACACTTCTGTAGATGCTCCTGCGCCTACGCTTACGTGTAAAGACCGCCTCGGACTGGTAACAAGCAACTTTCTTGAAATGCAATACGGCAACGGCACACCTGCAAGCACTGACGAACCGGCACCAGCCGTAACCACCAATCCAAAGCATAATCTTGTCAGCGTGAAGCCGTGGATAATGAACACCAACTATGGCAATGTAGGAAGTTCCATCGACGAGCCATCACAGACGATAACGGCAAACAGGAAGTGGCACTATCTTATGAACCCACAATTTGCCAACAAAGGAGGCAGCATCGACAAGCCTTGCTTCACGCTCATTGCCCGGATGGATAAGATGCCGCCGTATCTTGTCAGCACAAAGGAGGGGCTTACCATTGAGGTTTACGAGACTGACAGTCCTGCAACCATACAAATCAAGGAGTTTATGGCTCTCTATTGTATTGCAGACATTCGTATGCGTATGCTTCGTATTCCCGAACTAAAACGTATCATGGGCTTTCCCGAAGATTACACGCTCATTGGCACACAGGCAGAGCAAAAGAAGTTCATCGGCAATGCCGTTGAGGTGAACATGGCACGTGTCCTTTGCGAAGCTCTTTGCAAAAAACTATAAGAATATGGAAATAGAAATCAACACCACCTATAACATGGATTGCCTAAAAGGGCTTCGGAATATGGCGGACAATTCTGTGGACTGCTGCATCACATCACCGCCTTATTTCGGACTCCGTGACTACTGTGTTGATGGGCAGATAGGTTTGGAGAAGTCGCCAAATGAGTATGTTTCAAAAATGGTTAAGGTTTTTCGTGAAGTGTATCGTGTACTGAAACCGACAGGCACATTGTGGCTGAATATCGGCGACTGCTATGCTGGAGGCAACAAAGGCGCGGCCGCTTATCCCGATAACGCCAAGAAATATAAGCAGGGAACTAACAGGGGAACTGTTGGTAACAGGACTGCTTACAGGTATCAGACAACCTGTAAGGATAAAGATTTAATCGGTATTCCTTGGATGCTCGCTTTCGCTCTGCGTGATAAGGTTGGTTTCTATCTACGTCAAGATATAATATGGCACAAGCCAAACCCGATGCCGGAAAGTGTTCTTGACCGTTGCACAAAGGCACACGAATACATCTTCCTGTTCTCAAAGTCCAGTCGCTATTACTTCAACCATGAGGAAATGCAGGAGCAAGCGGTATGTGCTGCCGTTGAACGACAAGAGAACCCACCTCGCTATGGTGGCAATAAATACACGGCTACGCCCGACAAGTTCAACCGCACAAAAAGCGGTAATGCCTACGCCTATACAGGCAAGCGAAACAAACGTGACGTGTGGACTGTCAGCACTAAGCCCGAAAAGAGTGCGCACTTTGCAGCCTATCCGAAAGAACTGATTGAGCCTTGCGTCCTCGCTGGCTGTCCAAATGGCGGTGTCGTTCTTGACCCTTTTATGGGAACAGGCACTACGGCCATGGTAGCAAGAATGTACGGACGCAACTTTATCGGCTTTGAACTAAATGCCGATTACATGAGTATCATCAACAAGAAAATTCAAGTAACACCAAATATGTTTTATCTATGAAAACCTATTATCTTACATTATCAAAAGTATTCCCATCTACCCATGCCAAGGCAGGTATGAATACATGCTTTGAGGAGAAACTTCGCGTATATAAGTTGCACACCATCAGAGCAAATTATGAGTATTGGAAGAAACGCTTTGAGCAAATTGCCGCTGGCGAGGCTTGCCTTTCCATCCGTCAGTGGGTTGGCAAACCTTATGGAAAAGGTTCTACACAACGAGAGATAGTCCGTCTTACTCGTGAAGATGGTATCGGCATACAGAAACTGAGAATTTATGAGCATGAGCCTTTCCCAGTTGTGTATGCTGATAGGTACACTACGCCTGTTGACTGGCAGGAACTCGCAAACAACGATGGGCTTTCTCTCAATGACTGGCGAGAGTGGTTCAAAGGTTACGACCTCACAAAGCCAATGGCAATCATTCACTTTACACCATTCAGATATTAGCATAATGGAAAAGTTTACCATTAAAGTTGACTTTTGTCAGACTGAAAGAGAAACTATAAAAGCACGACCAGCGGCTGACATTCTTGCTGAATGGTAGGCAGATTATTATAGGAAACTTGGGGCTACTATCGTTTCTTATGGCTCTACACCGATAGAAGAAAAGAATATAAGAATTAAACTCAAATCAATATGAAACTCTACATCGCAACACCTATCAATGCTCGGCAAGAGCCGACAATGCGCGAGAAATTTCTCTCGGCAAAACATCGTGTCGAAATGCTGAAAGAAATCCTTGCGGATGATGTTCAGTTCAAAGACTACGAACTGATAAGCACTTTCGACTTTAACAATATGTATGACGCGGACGAAGAAAAGGCAATGTCACGGTGCATCTACCATGTCCTTACTTCAGATGCCATCTACCTTGACCACGGCTGGACTGCATCAAAAGGCTGCAACCTTGAATACCGTACAGCCAAAATCTACAGCAAACAGATTTTTGAACATGATAAACTCTAAACATTATGGCACAAGAAAACATTCCCAACGTAACCTTTGACGAACTGGTCGTTGAAGTAGAGAAGTCCTTAAAGGACATGCACAAAGAACTGCGCCGTCAGCGCAACAAGTATGGCGCAGAGTACAATTACAAGAACAACTATGAGCAGCTTAACAGACGCTTCGGAGAAGACCCTCGCAAACTGATTGACGAGTACAATCTTATCCTCGATAAGAAGTCTAACCAGCCTGTTGCAGTCCGCGAACCCATCAAAGCGATAGTTGCCACAGCCATTAACCGCCTCATCGCTGCCAAGATGAAAGAAGCAGAGGAAGCAGACAAATCCAAAACATAACAGGCGTTCACGCCTAAACAACGCTACCTTTGCAAGCGTACCCATAAGCAAGTGATGTCATGATTAAAGAACTACAATACAAAGGATATGCCACTGAACCGTCAGACTATGAATGTCCCGACGGTCAGTTGGCTACGTCCTTGAACCTCATCAATGAGGATAGTCAACTCAAACCAGTATTCCAGCCGTCTGAACTTGCAGAACTTCCAAGCGGCTATAAAGTAGTGTATATTCACGACACCAACACGTTCACCCATTACATTCTGCTCAACACAAGCACAAACAAATTGTATTGGATTGACGAAAGCATCATCACGGATGGTGCCGTAAAGCCTGTGTCAAGTGCGACGATTGAAACGGAACTGGCTCAGACAAGCCCAAGCCGTGAACTCTATTCGTTTGGTTCAACTGAAATCTACAATGTCAATGGCATCGGTAACACGCTGATTGTTCTTACCGCCAATGGTATGCACTACCTGCTTTGGAAAGGCGACACAGAGGGATATCTGTATCTTGGTACACATCTACCCGAATTGCCTATCTCGTTTGGGTTGCAAGGCGAGGTGGTGCGCACTGACGTATTCAGTATTTCTTTTAATGGCATCGGCGAGGGCAGTCTTTGGAATGAATTTTCCGATGAAAACAAATCACGCATAACAAGTCAAGTGCTGGCAAAGGTAAACAAGTTCATTGCTGACCAATCAACCAACGCTGGTAAATTCATCTTTCCTTTCCTTGTACGGTATGCTTACAGGTTGTATGATGGTTCTCTTACTATGCACTCTGCGCCTATTCTCATGGTATGTTCTTCCGACCTCGCTCCACAGGTATTTTGGGAGCATGTAACAGGACATGGCGAATATACCGATGCGCAGTTGCGTGTTGTTGGTGTAAGGCATACTCTTGACTATGCTGTTGTACTGGCTTCCCGTATTGATATGCTAAGACAGTGGAAAGATATTGTGCACTCAGTTGACATCTTTATCTCAAAGCCTATCTACACATACGACCAAAACGGACAATGCACAAGGTTCGCACAGTCAAGCGAAATTAACTCTTTCTGTATCTGTAAGCACATCAATCAAGCTGCTGATACAAACACATACCCTTTGCGATACCAGTACAATACATTTAACAAGTTGTATGCGTTCACTTACAACCCGACAACTTTCACATACCCCTCTGGACGCTTGATGATACCGCAGCGTAGCACTGACCAGGTGAAATCCGATATACGTTCATGTTCCCAGTTCTATCTACTCAAAAGCATCAAGTTAGACGAACTGACAACTACGCGCACGGCTGTTTCCGTTGAAGAAGATTATTTGCAATCTCTTGTGAATAGAGAGGTTATGACAGACGACTTTGACAGTCATGATGTATTGATACCGCAATACTCTTTTGCATATAACTCACGACTGAACATTGCCAATCTAAAAAAGAAACTTTACGATACTTTCAATGCCGGAGCAATGTTCTGTTATACCGATGGCTATGTTCAGAACTTTTCTAACGATTCACCAACTATTATTGACCGCAAAGCCTCATGGGGTGTCTATTTCTTCATAAAGCAGGACGGACGCGACATCATTGTGCAGGGAGAGGCTTTTGTTATGAGTGTGCAAGCGCGTCTATTATTTTTCTATTATCCAAACGTCAACGCATATAAGGCAGTATTCTACCGATATGATAACTTCTATGATGCCTACGAGGTGCCACTGGAGGCACACGGTTTCCTAAATGGAGCATTTTATTTTGGTGGATGGGATAACGCCACAAAAACTACATCATTGCCGTCTGAGTCAAGTGAGGCAATACGCACAATAGATGTTCCCAACAAAATCTACACCTCCGAAGTCAATAACCCATTCCACTTCCCTGTTTTGGGCATCAACACCGTAGGTACTGGCACCATCCTCGGCATATCTGCTGCGGCAAAAGCAATGTCGCAAGGTCAGTTCGGACAGTTCCCACTATACGCTTTCACCACTGAGGGCGTTTGGGCGTTGGAGGTGTCTTCCACTGGCTCATACTCTGCACGTCAGCCTATCACGCGAGACGTGTGTATCAATACTGACAGCATTACGCAGATAGATAGTTCAGTTCTCTTTGCCACAGACAGGGGCATTATGCTTATCAGTGGTTCACAGACACAGTGCATCACGGATAACATCTTCAGCGAAGCACCGTTCAATGTGCTTGACCTGCCCGGCATCGGCCAACTACACACAAAACTCGGACACTCTGCAGATGCTTGTCTGCCCATGAAGCCGTTCCTCGGTTTCCTTGCAGGGTGTCAGATGGTTTACGACTATGTGCATCAGCGTATCTTTGTGTATAACCCTACAAAGGAGAATGTCACACCCAAATACACATACGCCTACGTCTTCTCTCTCAAATCGAAAATGTGGGGCATGGTGTTCACAAACCTTGCATCAACCATCAACGCATATCCCGAAGCACTGGCAATGACACACGATAACAAACTGGTGTCATTCTCCGAAACCGACGAGCAGGTGTGCAAGGGTCTTTACATTACCCGACCGCTCAAACTGGAGGCTGCCGATGTTCATAAGACAATCTCCGCACTCATCCAGCGCGGACACTTCCAGCGTGGCGATGTCGGCACGGTGCTGTACGGCTCACGCGACCTTTTCTCTTGGCACCTCGTTTGGTCTTCAAAAGACCATTACCTGCGTGGGTTCAGAGGTACACCATACAAGTATTTCCGAATAGCAGGATTGGCGACACTCACCGATGGCAAGTCCATCTTCGGCGCATCAGTCAACTTCGAGCCTCGCCATACAAACCAGTTACGATAACTTTGTGTTTTTCATAGTATTGATTTAGGTTTTAGATTTAGTTTTTTAAGGTAAAAACAAGAAACGCACCCGTCTGTGAAGATAGGTGCGTTTTCCTTGTCGGGATAGTTCCTGCCCGGTTTGGCAGGTGTATTGTTACCAGGGGTGTGTTGCTCTTGTGAATGCTTTTCTGCGCAGGTTCTTGACTTCTTCTATTTCCTTTTTGATAGCCTCAGCCTTGGCAGTCCAGTTGGCTGCTGCTTGCGGATTGGTGATGCTCAACCAGTCTGCCAGCACACAATACACCATAAACTCATGTATCAATTTCGATAAGTGGTGCATCGTGGTACGCGACATGGTGTTAGGCACATTCAATTCCACGACATACTCTTCGGGAGCGTGTAGGCAGTTGTCTATTTCCTCCTCGATGGGTTCAGCCTTGGTGTAAGGGAATAGCATTTCTATCACTGCGGTATGGACTACGGCAAGTATGCGGCTCACCCTGTCCACGTTGCCCTCCTCGCCAATCTCGGCAAGCACATGTTGGGCGTGTTGCTTTTCTTCACCCATCACGTCTGCCTCAACAAAGGCATAGTTCTTGATGTCGTAAAGCAACTGGTTACGCAGAAATTTCAGACGTACTACGCGCTTGTCACTGTTGTTGCTCGCGTTTGTAGTGCCGTCGGTGTTACAGATACCACAATAGTCCATAGTAATTTTTTCATTTTTTGATTAACTGTTAGGGCGTGTACGTCGGACGCTCGGGACGACTGCGCTTGTAGAGGGCTTTCTTTGCTCTGCCAAGTGCTGCCTCGGCATCTACTTTGCAAGCCTCCGCAATCTCCGGGCAGGTCTGACGATACCACTCATAGATACTGCGACCCACAACAAACTCATGGATGCCTCCACCGAGAGCGTCGGCGGCTGCACTGTTGTAGTTGCTTGGCAGCAGGAAGTTGATGGTGATAGCGTTGCCGTTCTCCACATCGCTGTCGATGAGGTTATCGGTCGCCGTCGTTGTCTCGTTCAGATACTCACCCAACTCCACCTTGGTCTCTGCAATAGCGTTGCTAATGGCGCGGATAAGTTCATACGAGTTCTCCAAGTCTTCGCTCGCCTGCATGTGAGCTGCTGCCTCATAGTTGAGTTTGCCCGCTGCTTGCAGACTGCGTGCTGTCACGTGCGTCTTATTCATAATCGCAAACTTCAGTTCCTTGGTCTGAATGGTGACAGCAAGATTTTTTTTGTTCTCTGCCATGATGATGAAAAATTTAATGGGGTTATTTACTCTCTTTATTAGTCGTAGGTCGGGCGCGTAGGCTTCTTCTTGAAGAATGCTTTTTCCTTAACATCGTCAAGGATGCTCTTGCCGACGGTGGCGAAATCTCCAGCCTCTTTCTTGTTGGTGAACACATACCACTTGGCGGTGATGCTCTGAACGAAGTAGGAGAACAAGCCCAACTCCATACCAGGCTGCAAGGCTGTGTCGAAAGCCACTGACACATTCAGTACAAGTTGATAGGTGTCGCCGTCTTCTGCCATGCCCTCCGACACAAGCATACGGATAAATGCCTGTGCCACTTCTGCACGGCTCTCATCCCAAAAGCGTTGCAACTCCGACTGGTCTTCATCAACGGTAGTGATACGCTCGTAGGCATTTGCGTCGTCGTCCATCTTTGCGCCAGTGTAACTGGTGGTCTGTGCAACCTCCTTGAACACTGCCGACTTGCTGATTGATAAAATGATGTTCATAGTTAAAAACTGATTATACTGTATGTGATGCCGATGCCGATGTACGGCTCTGCCTGTTTACTATTAAATCCGTACCCGTATCCTCCCGTGATACCGATGTGCCATTTATTAGGAGGCTTGTAACTGCGCTCATGAATGACGGTGGTTTTCGGAAACACAAAGATGCTGTCAAGGTTCGGCTCATAGCCACTGACGTAGGCGCGGTAATCCTCATTCTCATAGCGTTTCTGTGTGATGGGGATTGCCACCGCTGCGCTGTCGCTGTCAACTGACGCATACAGCGGCGGTATATTTTCCCCATTATTTTGCGCATAATTTTCAGCCAAAAATGTGTCGGTCTTGTTGGTCGTGCTGCTATCACGACGCTTGACTGGCAGGGTTCTTGTCACATACTTAATCACCATGCTGTCTTTCGGCACAGGCTGGTAATATGGTATGGTGTCAATGTAGGTGCTGGTGTCGCGCTCACTCACATAGTCCGTCGCCTTGCTACGACCGAACACACCATAACCGATGATGCCTCCAAGCACCAGTCCGACAAGCATGAATACCAGTGCGGCTTTTACTGCTTCTTTGTTCATAATTTCTTCAGATAGTTTATGATACCTTTTTTATGTCCCTCTACAATCTTAGCACGTCCCTCCTCGCTGGCAATGAAGCGGAGGTTTTCTTTGTTTGTATAAAAGAAATTCTCAGTTAATACTGCCGGGCATGAAGTATTCACTAAGATATAGAACTGACTTTCGTAGTCCACATCGCCGTCGTGATACATTTGAGACCCAAACTTCTTGTCGGGCATCACTTCTTTGCAAGCATTCCAAATGCTGGTTGCAATAGCATCAGACTTGGTTTGGCCTACACTCGTCCATACTGTCCAGTAGTTTGCATCAAACCATTCGTTACCATGTCCGAGTGCATTAGCATGAACACTAATGAGGATAACATTATCCTTACCAAGTTTCTTACACCAAGCGTTTACTCTACGGCAACGCTCGCCAAGAGTAATGTTTGCGTCTTCTGGAACAAGCAACTCTGCGTCGTACCCACTTGCTTTAAGTTCTGCCACAAGCGCACGTGCGACAAGACGGTTAAACTCTCCCTCTCTGAACCTGTCTTTGACTATTGTTTTGTCGTCGATACCAAGACCTGTTACGGATGGACTGAATTTTCCTTTAGTGATGTCACGCGCACCATGGCCGTTGTCAATCAGAATTTTCATTGTCGTTGTTCTTATTGTTAGTTTCATCTAAAATTTTGTCAACCTCGGCTGCATCAACATGTAGTTTTGCTGCAATTTCACCTGCAAGGGCTTTCTTTAGTAGTCGAAGAAATAAGAAATTTGGGAATAATATCAGCATTGATGCGCAACTGCTCCAAAATTCTACCAGTATAATCACTGTGCCTACTATTGCGGCTGACAAAATCGTATCAGCAATCTTGTCAAGACCGACGAAAACAAACATGGCACAACCATATACGGCAAGTTTCGCAACGGTCAGTCGGGCGAGTTCTGACAATGTGAATTTTCCTTGCTTAATACTAACGGCAATACCCCAAATTGCATCCATAATGGTTACTGCCATTACAAGAAACACCACAAACTTATGACCTGCAAAATAATCTATTAAGAACAGGCACAGTCCAGTGAGCCATCCCCAAACAGTCTGCAAGATACAGAGCAGCTTCTGAAAGAAATGTGTAATGATTTTTGCAAACATCTTATTTTTCGATTTTTTATTTGCAAAATTACGCTCATAACAACAGTTCGACCTGTTATCTTTTGAGTTGGTCGCCTATACACAAAGAAAGAGCCACAGGCTTATGGCTACCTGCGGCTCTCAAAACCATTTATGTAGTATCAACTATGATGTGGGGTGTCGTAGTTAAAGTAGTATCTTCCGAATAGGCGCGTGCTGATATAGTAAAGCAAGGCTATCAGCGTGAACCATGTGAGCGCATAGGGGTTACGGCTCTGACGAGTTGATATTTTCTGCATATTGAGAAACAGGTTCGTGTCTGCTTCCTTGCGCTGTTCCTCACCACCTCCCTTGTCATACTCGTTGTCATGCAGCACGCACGCTGCATAATACTTCTTGGCGTATGGGGGCTTGATATATTTCAGCAGACCTTTGGCACAACCGCAACCGTTACTCATAGTTCGACATATCTAAACTGTCCTTTTCTGCCCAGCCCTCATTGAGACACTGGTTAATGTAGGCGACTGCAGACGTGTAGAAGTCCGTGAAGTCCTCCATGTTTTCAAAGGTGTGGTACACGGCTTTGCCCTCTGCGTCTTCACCAAGTTTGAACTTAATAGGCAACATGGCACCACCCATCTGCATATTGAGGTCGAACGCTGCCTTGAAGTTGTTTTGGTTCTCAGCACTCAAATACACACGGATGCCTTTCCATGCAAAGCCGTTCAGTATCTTTTCGTCTGTATTGGCGTTGATGGTGTCAATGATAAGGTATTTAACCTCGCTGACGGTGGGCTTATAGTCCAGCGTCTGACGGTAGTTATATCCTGTGCCTCCGTCCATGCCGAAGCCATAGAATACTTCCCAGCGTTTACGACCTATCTGCTGTATGCCGTCTCTGCGTTCTGATGCTCCATAAATCTTTTCCATGCCGCAAAGATACGACATAAGACGGCAAATAAGATGTTATCTTTTGTGTATCATGAGAACTTATACTTTACCTTGCCTCCGTCAAACACTTCACTGACAATCGTGGTTTCAAATGGGAAACCGTCTTCGATGTCGCTGATTTGGTCGAGGATATTCTTCATTTCCTCAGATGCTGTAAAGAACTTGCCCCAGTCGCCTGTCTGCTTGTCACGGAAACTTACCACATAGCGGTCTTCACCCTGCGATGTGTTGATGCCAGTCTCGTAGTCATGCACTTCAATAGTTTTGTTCACGATTGCGCCCAAGCGCATTGTCTTACCGGGAAAGCGTTTCTTTCCGTCGGCAGGGGTGTAACTAACACCCATTTCGCTAAACTTTTTCATTTTCTGATTTGTCAATTTATAAAACAAGTGTTTACAATCAGCATGGCAAGCCATGCCTTTGAATGAGCCAATAATCTCTTGCCGACGTTTCCGCGACTTCACCTTTGCCAGTTTCCTTGCTGCTTTCTGCTTGATACGCTTGCGCAATAATGAATGGGTGCCATAATGCACATAGCCAAGAAAGTCCAGTCCAACGTCCAGCGGTCGCACCGCCTCCGATGGCTTAACCTCCAAACCGAGACGTGCCACTGCTGCTATATGAATGTTGCGCAACTCCCACAATTCTTTTTTCGTGCTGGCAAGCATTACGGTATCATCGCAATACCTGTAATACAAATAATGTGTCTCACCGCCCTTTTCATAGTGTTTAACGTATTTCAGCATTTCATGGTCAACCTCATTCAGATAGAGGTTGGCGAAACACTGCGAGGAACGAAGACCCTTTGACAAGCCTTGTGGCATGAGCGTAATGAAACTGTCAAGGATGGGTAGCAGTATCGGGTCTGAAACATACTTCCTTATTATCTGCATCATCCGCAGTTGGTCGATGCTGTCATAATAATGGTGTATGTCGTTCTGATAGTAGTATTGTGATTGTTCGGGAGCATTGGTAAGGTCTTCCTCTACGACGTGGTGCAGCCAGTGCATACCACGTCCCTTGATGCTTGCTGCCGTGTTCTTGATGAGCGTAGGGTATGTGTACTTCTCTATCACTACCATGATGGCATGGATGCCAACACGCTTCACTACCGTTGGGGCTTGCACATCGCGCTCTTTGTAGCCCTCAGTTACATGCAGGTCGCGAACATCGCTACGCACAATACGAAAAGAACCTGCACTGATTTCTCTGCGTAGGCTCTCTATTATCGTCAGACGTTTAGGTCTGTACATTTCCCGTTGTCTTGGATGTTCAAGGTGACTGATAACGTAGTCGAAACTTTCACCCATGTTCTCCTCGCTGACAATTTCGGGAATTAGATTGTCGAGAGGAAATCTAATGTCATAGTCCATGCCTTCAGGACACTTAGTTATGTTTCGGCTTTCTACATTATGTAGGGTTGCCGAGGCTCAAACCCTTCGCCCTTGCGGTCAGTGTACACGACACTGGTGTATAGGAACGATATTAAACAGTCTGCCTCCGAAAGACAGATGTATCTTGCTGGTAAGCCGCGAGCCGTTGTTGGTATTCGAGTTCGAAGCATCGTTATTCGCGTTGCAGTTCACGAAGCCGTTGTTCGAGTTCGTGTTGTTGCCGGAGCGAAGAACACAACGCCCACGAGGGTTATCCACCTGCTTAAAAAGCAAGTGCAAAGGTACGAATATTTGTCATACTTACGCACTTTGCACCCCCACTATTAGCATTTTTTCAAAAAAAATCGAGCCGCTTACGCGGCTTTAGCGGAGAGTGAGCAGCCTTTTCAAGGCTCTCACTCTGACGCTTTGCCGCTTGCTACTCAACGAACTCGATTTCGCCTCTGAAGGCAAGCCGCGAGCCGCAGTTGGTATTCGAGTTCGAAGCATCGTTATACGCGACGCAGTACACGAAGCCGACGTACGAGTTCGTGACGCCGCCGGAGCGAAGAACACAACGCCCAGTTGAAGCGGAGTAGTATTGACCATCACAATAATAGGTGTTGTAATTGGAATTAGACACCGTCTTACTCGGCACAACATCACAGAACCGTCCATGTCGGACACGACAAACTTCTTGGTCGGAATTGTTTACGCCTTGCACGGCTCGTTCCGTACCATCTGCCATTCTGATGCGCCAGATATGGTCAACAACGCTGCCGCTTGGCACTTGGCTCTTGTTCTTCTTGTAGGCATCGAAACTTGCAACATTCACAGCCACATTGTCCATCCACTCCCATGCACAACCCCACCAGTCTTCAAGTCCTAATGTGCGAGGTCTGCCGGTAGTTGTCTCATAGAAAGGCGAACGGTTTGCGCCATCCGTCGTACCTGTATTGACCACACCAACGCCGACACCATTCACGGCTTGCGAGTTTCTGCGTCCGTGAATAGCCATCCACAGGTTAGCGATGTCCTTGTGCATTTCGTAGTCCACAAGTTGATAACCCTTGCCACGGCACTGCACGATGTTTTGGAAGTCCTTGCAAGTGAAGTTCAGACTGGTGCCAGCCTGTGGCAGGTTATTCGTCACGTTGCCGTTCTCGTCGTACTTCCAAATGTTGCTGGTGCTTGAAGTGCCTGTGCCTCGCTTTGGTATCGCACCGCTGATGGAACGAAGACGGTTGAGGTTATCAACACTTCCTTTGTACACGCCAATTAGTTCAAACTGGTGTTCCACCCAGTCGGGTTCAATGGCTTCAACGGCTGCACTATCTACAGCGATGCACTCTAAATCGTCGTAGCCCTGTGGTGTGCAGAACACGAACTTGGCTGCACCTGCCGGCACATCGACAAAGACATATTCACCTTGTACGAAATCGCTGTTGGCGTGAGTGATGTAGGTGTAAACGGTGCTAATCACCTTGTCATTCTTGTCAAGGAACACTGCACCGATAAGGTTGCTGTTGATACCAGGCCACCTTACCTGCTTCATGTTCTCTACATCCATGCTGTAAACATTGTTGGCACTGCTGTCTGTCAAATTGTCAGCATCGAACACATCGCCAACATTGAAGTTGCCGACATATACACTTGAAAGACTTTTCACTAACAGGTTGCTCAACGTGTCTCGGTTTACGTTACGAGCGGTAGAACTTGGAGTATTTGTTTCTGTTGAGAAAGCAATATACTTCTTATTGTTCACATGGTCGTTGATACCCTTGTACCAGTAGTGAGGCAAGCCAAGGAACAAGTCGTAACCAGTACCATTAGTGTCTGTAATGTCAAGGTCAAGACCGTTGGCAAGGTGGTACAGGTCACTGTCACTTACCTGCTCCAACTGCATCTTATTGGTACTTTCATTGAAAGTTCCTTTATATACATGCAACTGGCTTTGCAGTTTGGTGATGTGTCCGCTTGGGATATAACCGTCGTCAACGCCGTCAGTGGTATTGTTGTCGAGGTTTCGGATATTGCCGTCAAACTCCATTGCATCGTCAAACTCTATCAACGTATATTGCGCATTGTATAGCGTGAGGTTCGGGAAGTATGCTACAAGATTGGCAAAGATGGCATCCTCAACGAGGTTGCTCATAATCCAACTGCCGTTCATGCCGTCGCAAACATTTGTCTGCTCACTTCCTATTCCGCGAGTGCCAAGGCTCTGCATGGTTTCAAGGGTTCTGCTGTTGCCTGTCATATCGTAACTGTCTATCTGCACTTCTGCAAGACGTGCGCCAGCATTGATAACATCGGCAAGCAACTGTTGCGCGTCTATGCTCGGGCAACCGCTTAACTGTATGCGAGTGACGTTCGCCAATCCATCAAATGATACACCGCCATTGGGATAGCCAAGACTGGGCAGGTTCACGAATGACAGTTCCGTCATGCTTGATGGCAAAGTCAGCGTCTGCAAGGGTGACGATTGCGCAGAACTGAAAGAGCGAAGCGAGCTGCCGCTTGCCTGTACTTTCTTCAAGCGTGGGCAACCACTGGCATTCAGCGTCAGCACCTTGGTATTTCTGATGTCTATCTCTTCTAAGAATGGCATCTGTCCGAGGCTCAACGCTGACAGTATGTCGTCGGTGTACGATGGCGTATAACTCTCTCCACCGATGATGAGTTTCCGCAATAGCGTACAGTCGGCTATAACCCAGTTGCTGTTTTTCGGTGTACAGCCGCTTAAATCAAGTTCGCTCAGTTTATCAGCACCGAAGATATAGATAAGTTTACCACCGACACCTGCAGCAGCCTCAGTAAAGGTGTGGCTCTCACCTGCGCGCAGATAGCATGAATACTTTGCGCTGCTGGTGCTGTCAACGCCCATGCCAAAGTAACCGTCCTGTGCTGCCGTAATCTTCACGGTGATGGCTCCCATCACACGCGCTTGGAAGAAATGCTTGAACAGGTCGCCTGTCTGATAGTAGCCGTCGCGGTAGGCGAAACGCTTGCGCTGGAATGCTGGCAGACTTTCAAGACGCAAACCGTGCAGTGCCGGATAGTGGTTGTCTGCTGCCGTCGCGGTCTCGATATACTTGCGCTGGCCGTCGAAGCTGCTCACTACCTTTGCCCACTTCAAGATGCGGTTTGTCATCCAGTAACGGTAGCTGCCTGCTGCACTGAATATCTCCAGTCCTGCGCCTGTCTTGGCAGAACGCATGGCGGCGGCGGTATTATGCAAGGTCAGTTGTGTGCCGTTATCATCAATCCAAACGCCCTCGCCTCTTTCAAACAGGGCAAACGACTGGCGGAACATCACACCGTCCCAACCTTGGTACAGGTGGCTGTTCGCTCCGTCCATATCCCAAGGGATAGTCAGATAACAGTCGTTGTCGGCCTCGTCAACACTATCACCATCATACCAGTGGTTGAAGTAGTAGCGCATGTTGCCGTCAGTCTCTTTATAGACTGCTATCATCATGTTCTTGGCTCGCTGGTCAACGGTAGCCTTATAATCCGATGCCACAATATAGTGGTTCGTGCTGTAAGGGTTGAAGTAGTGGTGCATCTCATGCTGCCACTTCAACAGACGGTTGGTCTTGGTTCCTGCTACGGTATTGCCGTCAAGGGTGATGGTGAGCGATGCACCGTCACCGTTGAAAATCTTTTCGCTGCCGTCGGGGTTCAGTGCGGCATTCTCTTCGTGGTCGTCCGTGAGGTTCTGATTACACTGCTGACAGAATAACAGTTCACGGAACAACTGATAAGGTACCTTTCTACCCTGTGCGTACAGGTCGTTCAAATCATCATCGTCGGGGTAACGGCTCTCGTAGTATGTTGACCAGATAGGCACGTCGCCATCATCGGTGTGCAGCGTTTCAAGCATATCATCGACGCTGTTCACACCCTGCTGCCAACAGAACTCTTGATACTGGCGATACTCGTAACACTCAACAGGGTTAAGCACTCTGCCTACAATCACCCACTTGCCAGTGCTGCTCTCGTAGGTCATGCTGCCTGTGGTGTCGCGCCATACGCCACCAGTGTACTTGTAGTACTTGCCGTCGGTGCTGCGATAGACAGTTGCCCAGTCGTAATCGCTGACATCATCTGCAGCAATCTCTGCGCCTGTTTTGTCAACCTCAACGAACTCGGCTACGGCATCGGTCTCTGTCATGGCTCCTGTGCCGTCGTTCTCTATGAAGCGCGTCTCGGGGCCACAGAACTCACTAATCATATAGAGCATTCCGGGGATAAGCGATGCTGAACCAGCAAGCACCGTTGCCTTGTAAGCGTCAATGTTGGTGCCTCGCGGTGTAACAATCTCCTTGAAATCGCCATAGTTCACACAGCCCTTGTTGTAGCCAGGCACATCTTCGAAGCCGAAGAAATGGGGGTTGCCCTTGTCGGCATTGAAGTTAGCCTTGCTGTGGAAGTAGGCGTTTTCGGGAAGCGTAGCGGCCTCGGAACCTTTCTCCTGTCCGATGCGGTAGTCCGTGCGGAACAATGCACAGGTAACACCATCAATGGAGGTGTGCAGCTCCTCGCTGCTATCAGTGTTGAATATCTGTGCAGGGGTCATGTAGTTTCTACCCAAGGCAATCTGAACATCATTCATCTGCTCCATCAGTGCACAGTTATTCGCACCGGCACTGTCCGAATAGTCCACCTTGATAGTGATGGTGCTGATAGGGGTGCTGCCGTCCTTGATGCGTATCTTCTTCTTTGCAGCGAGTTTCACTGCCTCGTCGTACTTGGCAAGAATGGTTTCGTCGCCATTATACATCTTGCTGACCTCTTCGCGCGTATGCAGCATGACAATGCGCTTGGCTTTCTTTGCCTTGCCTTTCTTGTTCTTGATTGCGTAGGCAAGTGTAGATGTACCTTGGTTCGTAACGGGGATAGCCTCAATCATACAGTCTGCCCAAGGACGGTCGGGGAAGTACAGATACCAGTCCATAAGCACCTGTGTCTTCTTGTCCTTGATATTCTCGATATAGTCGGGATAGTATATCTCGCTATCCGTCACGGCTGCACCGTCCTTGCTCAGATTGGCATCAGAAGTGCGTGTCTCAACACAAACCATCACACCACGGTCAATCAACTTCTGCATATCGGGGCGAGGTTTCGTCACACCCTCTGCCGTAATGTCTGCCATCACTTGGTTCTGCTCATACTCGGTAAGCATAGCCTGCGTGTCGGTAAGGTTCACGATGTAGTTGTTGAATGCCTGTATAAAGTCATAGTAGGTGTTCCAGCGCACAATCTCATATAGATAAAGGTCGGCATCACTGCCGTCAAAGTGGATGGTGTCGCCAAATACAGGGAATGCGCTGCTGGTGTCTATTGGCACACAAGCAGCCATATCACCGTTTTGGAAGACTTTGCAAAGCATCACTCCACTGTAAGGAGCGCGTGCTTGCGGCTCTATCACGATGTCAAATCGGTACACCACATCGTCAAGATATGAGGTCGCGGCTGTTGTATGTACGTTGGCGAGTGCCTCATCGCTATCACCGTTTGTAGTGACGATGAACTTCTCACCAGTAAGCACGAAGCCGAGACGCTCACCAAGACACTTGATGATATGAGCGTTTCGCTTAGCGATGTTCTTCACCTTGAACGTCATTGAAAGAGCAAGTCCATTGGTAGGGATAGAGGTGCTGGCAAAAGGCTGGTCGGTACACTCTGCAGTGACGTTCTCTGCCACACGTAGCGACATGCGACCACCGCTCTGCTCGGTACCGAACGTATCAAGCACAAAGCCGTTGGTGGAGTAGTTCGAGCCGGTAACAACAATCTCTTTCTCCGTGCCGTCGGTGGCTTGGGTCTTGATGGTCTTGTCGGTGTCGGTGTTGCTCCTACCTGCGAGGCTTATCTTATACAAGGCTCCCTCGGTCTCGGCAATATCCAGCAGCGAACCGTTGACAAGCACCTCGCGCGTCTCTGCCAAAGAGGCAACGCCGCAGGTGGCATCGAAAGTAAGAGTGTCGCCCTGACTGTAACCAACGACGCGCTTCTCTATCGTGTAGTACCTGTTGCGGTACATAGAACTCTCACTAAGGGTCTCTGTCGTGTCTGTGGTCTCGTTGGTCATGGTAACCTCTACGACGCATGGGTTCTTGCTACGTTGGTAGCAGGCAAGGTCTATCTTCAGAGTCTCAAAGAGTTTCACTTCGCCGTCGCTGTCGTCGCTCCATCGTGCCACAACAATAGGCTTGTCGTAGTCGGCAACTTCCTCACGCTGCTCTATCACCATCACTGCGGTATGCAGCACGTTACCTCGCGTGCCGCTGGCTACGTCGGTACCCTGTATGCGGATGGGGTATGCACCATGTCCTAACCCTGTCGGGTCGATGCTCACATTGTGGGGATAGGTGTCGTTGACAACAACGTCCTGTAGCGTTTCCCAGTCGCCGTTCTTGTATATCTCCACAACGGTTCTGATACCTCTGTCACTGGCATTGTTCGGGAAGCGATACATCGGGATAGATGTTTTCTGTCCTCCCACCTGTAACGAGGTCTCACGTGTATAGTTGAGGGTCTGCACACTCTCGCACGTTACATCAACGGCAATAATGCTGATGTTCTTTGTGGCGGTGTTGCCTCCATCGTCAGTGATAACAGCTTGCAGGGGCAATTCTCCTGCGTTCTGACACAGGCTACTCAAATCGAACTCAAAGGAGTAGTCGGTAAGTGTGGCACTCGATGCCTTTCTCGGATTGAAGAAAGCAACGGTACTCTTCGTGGTGCGGTTCACGAAGTTTACACTCATGATGCTGTTCGATGTCTCTTGACTGCCTGCCTTGGTAACAGACATGATGGCAGCTTTCACGAGGAACGAGCCACCTGCCTTGCCGTAGAAAGGATTATCCTTGAACGCTACGGCAATGGTAGTACCTGTGCCACCACCGCTGCCGGTGCCGACATTAAACTGTATCTCGTCGCCTACATCGTCGCCCTCGGCATTAACAAGTTTCAGCTTCACTACACCCTCGGTCTCGGTGTCAACGTCCAGTCCAGCAGGGATATGGGTGTATGCACCACCAGTAGAGAGTGCATCTTCACCGTCTTTCTCCGGCTCGTCGCTGGTCTCTACCTCGCTTCCACCTCCGAAGTCTTTCCACAAACCTATCTCACCGAAGCCTGTCACCTCGCCTTGGAACTGTTTTGTTTCCATCACATTCTCGGCGGTGCGGTAACTGATGATAAGTCCTTTCTTGGCATAGCTCACACCTGTCTCACGCTGATATTCTATCAGTCGCGTAACGGCTGTTGCCAGCGTGTAGAACTCACCTGCCACTGGTGCGCCTATCATATCGTCGATGATGATGTAGGTCTCGCTGCCTGCGGCAAGACTTCCAAAGTCTTTCCAATTCTCGGAGTTATACCAGTTGACTTCGTTCACGGTCTTACCAATGAACTGATAGGTTTTCCATATTCCCGAACCTACCTCAAAGCTGATGATAAGTCCGCTGGTCGCTTTCTTAGCGTTCCATGCTGCATGAACGGCTGATATGCCTGTGTTCTCGGTGTCGCACAGTACATAGTAACCACTGATGGGAACTTGGTTGGTAACATTGAAGATACCGCTGGAGCTGGAGCCACCAATCTGCTTCAAGTCTGCATCGTCGGCATCGTACATATAGATGTCGCTGCCAAGGATATATAGCTTCTCGGTGTATGGAGTAGTGGTGTTTGGCTGCATCCACTTGTCTTGCGTATTCCAGGCATTGTAGTATTTACCATCGCGCTTCACGACGAACTGCCCAAGGCTCTCTGAAAAGTAAACATCGGACGGAAATACATTCGTAATTCCTGTCTTCTGTATGGTGATTGCGCCTGTCACGATGCCACCAATCTTAATAGCGTGATGCGCCTTGTTATCGGCTTCAAGAGCCTCATCGCCATCCACCACTATACGATTAAGTTCTGTGATGCGGTCGTCCAATTCATCAAGGTTGTCGTAGATTTCCGAGCCAAACAGCTCCTGCACCCATTCGGGAACATCACTACCTTGGTAATGGCCATCGAATAAAAATGGGTCATTTGCACCGTCGGTGGAATAACACACACATTCAACGACACGTGTTCCAAATCGGCTTGCCATCGTTTCGTCACCTCGATGCAAACAGAACACTATCCATGTAGTATCACCATCCGACAATGTGCAAAGACGGCACTCTACAGGATAGCCGTTATATACATACGCACCAGCCTTTGGCAACACGGAGTTTTCTTCCATGTAGTTGGAAAGTTCTACGATGTACGCTTTCTTCTGCTCGTCTGTTGAGAGTGATTGTAAGGCCGCGGCGGCAGTTGACATTTGCTGTGCAAGTGCCGTGATGTTGGTCTCGTTCGTGTCTGCCTTGCTCTTGGCTGCATTGGCGGTATTCTGTACGTTGTTCAGTTGGTTGCCAAGCGTCGTAAGCTGCTGCGTGTGACTGGTGATGTTGGTCTCGGCGGTCTGTACCCTTGCCGCTACCTCGTCAATATCCTCCTGCAACTGCGCAACGCCCTCGGTGTACTGGCTCATGTCAACAGTGACTTCTATTGTGCCACCTGTGGCAACCCAGTCACCACCATTGCCGATGTAGGCAGTGAAAGGTGTTGAGGCACCGACACCTGCCATCCAGCCGTCATGAGGATTGGGATATGCCTCGCGCAAGGCTTGAACAGTAAGGAACACGCCCTTGTTAGCACCCTTGATGTTAGGTGCTTCAAGCCACCCATCTACTTTGAGATTGTGGCCGATGTGAGTACTTCCGGCTATCTC